TGATGAAACTATTACAAATAATTTATCTGCAGCTAATTCAGGAAATTTACTTGTACGATTGCCTGAATTAGAATATATAACAAATATGTTCAATAACACTAATATTTACTTTAATCAAACAACTGATGAAGATGTAGAAGATAAAGTAATGTATTGTCCTTTATTCTATAAGAATACTAAATTAAAATATATACAAGATTCATTTAAAGAACTTGTTAATTCTACTGGTTCTTTATATAATGTGTTTGGTGGTACTGTTAAGAATAAGGTTAATCTTAGATTTCCTACTGCTTTATACGGTATCTATAATTCGTTCTCTATTGGAGATAATTCTACTATTACATTTCCTATTCATAATTCGATGTTTAGTAGATTGAAGAACTCATTGAAGCATATAACAGGACAGCAACCTATTAATCAGTCTACGTTAGGATGTTTTCAAGGTTTTACTAAAGAGTTTATTAAAGAAGAAGATGAAGTATTCCCATACGATGTATTTACTAATTGTAGTGCTATTGTTGAAATACCTGGATTTTTCTCTAAACTAATTCTTCCTGCAAATAGTGTAATTGAGCTTCCTCTTAATTCATTTAAGACTAATTATAATCTTACTAATATATCATATCTATATTATGATATGAAGAATTGTAAGTACTCGCTTACTGGTAAAGGCTTCTCTAATTGTAAACTAGTTAATGTTCATAGATGCTTCTCTGAAATAGAAACTAGCTTCGTTAAGAAAGGTTTTATTCCTTATGGACTATTCTATATGGGACAAACTTCTAATGTTAGCTATAAAGGTTGGAATGAAGTAGATGCAGCTAGTCAGAATATTACAGAGAACTATGGTATAGATAGTGACGGTAATTGGATTGAAAGTGCTGAAATGCCAGTAGAGATTACTTATAGTAAACAACGAACTCTTCCTAGAAAGACAATAGTTAATATGTCTTATTGTTTAGAAAAATTTCAAAGTGCAGAAGCACAAGGTTATACTATGAATTATGGTGATCTTACTCCTAGTAATTACGGAGATATAATAGTCCCTAATGAAAAGTATAATCCAGTTAAGTATATTCTTAATCCAAATTATGACCCTAGAGAATGGTTAGATGACGAACATACTATGCCTAACTACAATAGAGATATTCATAGAGTTATCTTGAATAAAGATTTCGATAAGTATGAACTTGCTTGGAATGAATATTGTGTTGATGGTCTTAGTGGATTAGAAGATGTAGTTAGAGACAGTGCTCTTTATAGTGCAATTAGTACAGGAAGTATTAATTGTTCTCCTGTTATACCTGATAGATTTAAAGATAATGCTGGTTCTTTTGCTCCACCTTCTAATGCTAATGCTAATAAGAAAGTACTTAACTATATATGTTCTCCTGACTTATTCTATTATTGTACTAATGGCAATAATATGCAAGTAAATGGAGTGTTCTTTGGTAGTGGTAGAGTTAGTGGAATAATTGGATATGATTATCTTGATTATGGACTAAGAGGACGTATTCCGCCACATTTATTCTATCCTATTAGTAATGCTACTGATTTGTCTTATACATTCTATCGTATGCCATTATTAAATCCATATAAATGGAATGCTGCTAATGGAAAAGATGGAGAGTTCTATTCGGCAGATACGTTCTCTAAGTTAACTAAGTTAATATCATTATCTAATATGTTCTACTTTTGTATTATTCCTGCACATATTAACTTACCTGTTGATTCTTATGTAAACTGTATACAGTTACAAGACATATCTTCGATGTTCTTATCTGCACTGTTTGAATCAACATCTGCAATGGGACAACAAGTAGACGGAAACTTATTTAATAAGAATGTTAATCTTAGAAATATTAGTTATGCTTTTGCTAGTGGACAAACCGTAGGAGATTGGTTAGATAGAAGTCCTAAAAAAATAAATTCTACATTATTCAATGTTGATAAACATAAAAGACTTACTAATGTGACTGGTCTATTCTATAATGCTTCTTCTACTGTTGGTAGTGTTCCGGAATTTTGGAATTGGCTTAATACTTTAAGTGCTTCTAATAGAGCTAATGTGTTTTATAAAATGAAGAAGTCTAATATTAGTAATTCTGCAAGTATTCCTACTGATTGGGCTAATGGAATGACAAATTAAAAAGTTAATAATAGTATTGTGTAATTAAACAAAATTTAGTTTCTTGTAGCATCCCCCATAAAGGAGTGGTAATTACAGTTATCATATCTCTTTATGGGGGAAGGTTACAAAGACTAATTAATAATCATTTAAAAGTAATTATCATGGATAATCGTATTTATAACAGAGCTAATTCAGCTAACAGTTTACAAATATCTATAATGGGTAAAGTTGAAGCTGTTGCAGGGTTTTCTATTCCTAATGGAATGGGTGGTAAAGAACCGTTCTTATTAAAGAACATTACAGAAGACCCAATAACAGTTGAAGTAGTTCTTGCAGGTATGAAAGAACCTATTACTACTGTTCTTTATTCCGGTTGGAATGTTGAGTTAGTTAAACAGGTTAATAACGCACAAGCTGATACATTACAATATGGGTACTAATACTGGTATAGGTATAGGTATCGGTATTCCTTTTAAAAATAATGCTCTTGGTGGAGATAGACCGTATCTTCCACCAGAGCTTAAAGCTAGACTTATTGGAGTTTGGGATAATTACGGTAAAAAGAATACTGATGCTGATAGGAATATTATTAAGAATAAGATTCCTAATGCAGGTGGAGATTTAGAGATTCTAAATGCTGCATACGAAGGTATGAGTGGATATAACGGTTATCCTGTTATATTCGGAATAAATAAAACTTGGAAAAAAGTACCAACTTATAATTCTATATATAGTATTAATGATAATAAAATACATATTACTAAAGTATTAGCTGTGAATAGAGGTTTAATATTTAGTTTTGTAAAGCAAAACGACCAATTATATGATATAACAGAAATACCTTCTTTTAAAATTAGAATAAGTGGCTTGGAAGGAGATAGTAAGATAAGATATTCATATATAAAAACAGAAAATGCAGTTTATCAAACTTTATTAAATTTGGACAATGGTATTCATGAATTACCTAAATCATTAGCTCCTACTAATTCAATTTCTAATAATGCTTGGATAGGATTTACAATAACTCCTAGAATAAAAAATGAGATTAGTTTCGATTGTGATATTACTATTGAAATTTTACCTGAATATGAAGGTGCTTTCGTTACTGACGGAGTAAACGACATGATTATTAGTCAAAAGACTCTTCAAGAAATGGGAGTTACTAAAGACTTTACTATCGTTAGTATGATTCATCAAATAACTTTAAGAGGTGCTACGGCTGCTGCATTAACTAATTATATTAGACAACCCATAGGATATGAGTATGTAAGAAATCATGTTGCCAATATTGGTAAGACTGGAATATATGGATATGTAGTATATGATGTTAATCATTCTAGTGCTGACAATAGTCATATAATAAATACTATATTAGGAGATAAAAACGATTATTCTATACATATAACCGGTAATTTATCGCAAGGAAAATTTAGTGTACAAGGATATATAAATGGTGAAGATAATATAGTTGAAATATCAAAAGTAGCTCATTATTGGACGTTTGCATTACTAGGTAAAGCTACCGAAGACGATATTAATCTTATTATTGGTTACTTTAACTTAGATAGAACGCTTAAAGCTGATATATATTGTAATATAGAAAGACAAGGTATTACTAATGATAATCATGCGGAGTTTAATGATAAACTTATTGATTACAGTGGTAATGGTCGAGACTTGCAGTTATTTAATATTGACTGGAAAGGAGAGAGTGGTGTTGGAAGATATACGGAGGAATTTAAGAATGATTATTGGTTAGTTCATAAAGACCAAACGGGAATTATTAAAGACGGTAACTCTATTAAAGTTGTAGGAAAACTAAGTAATTATTATATTGTTTATCATAGTAGACTTATAGCTACAAATGGTTTTAAAGTAAAAATAAAAGGAATAAAGACGGAAATAATATATAGTTATATTTCTTCAGATAAAGAACAAAGTATTTCTTTTAAAGAAGATGGGATATATGATATTCCTGCAAGCGAAGCTGTTGATAGTACTTTTACTTTAGGATTTTACTTTAGATACGATGATATTAATCTTGATTGGACAGGATTAACTATTGAAATTATTCCTTCTAATAAAGGTGCTCTCTGCCTTGACGGAATAAATGATTTTGGTAAAGTTATCAATATGCCTATTTATAAAGATTATACTTTCATTATAGATAGAGAAATACTAAGTATTGACAATATTGGAATTATTGCTTCTAAATCTGAGAGTGCAGAAGATGCAACTAAGCACGGAGCTTTTATTTTTGAATATTTAACTGCTCCTAATATTATAAATACTTGGAGTTATTATAAAAACAATACTAATATTGCTAATACTGATTTTATTAGAGGTATAAGTTATCAATCTAAGTATAGTTACAATGGTAAAGATTTAATTATTGGAACATCTGAAGATAGTGATAAATTATATTTAGGTACTATAAGAGATAATAGTGATAAATACGGTAATATAGCTATCTATTTTCTTATGTCATTTTCTTATTCTATGAATAAGTTCTTAATCGAGCGCCAGCTAAAGAAATATAAGGCAGGAACTCTATATAAAAATATGGTTGAATTTAGACCTGTTATTAAGAGTAATATAGATGTTAAGAATATAGTCTATTTAGATAAAGATTCAAATGTAGTAAAAGTAGGAGATTATATTTCAATAGGAAGTAATATTAAAACTAGTATTACTGTTCTTGACGGTTATAAAATATCCAAAGTTTCTTCTACTGCCTTTAATAATATCACTATTGAAAAGTCTAATACAGATTTTATCTATGATGTAATCTTCTATGGTATTAAGAAGTCTCCTCAAAAGATAAATTTAGTTATTGAACAAGATAGTGATTATGTTCAATGGAATTCTAATATTAAAGCTAATGTATCTAAATATTCAGTTACTGCAAATATTAGGGAAACTGACGGTACAACATTGAAACTAGTAAATGGACAATTTTATTCTACTTCTATTACAGGTAATCTAATATTGGATATTGTTCCTCCTTATAAAGATTCAGATGAAGTAACTAATGTTGTTATTGACGGAAAATCTTATGTTCCTACTAAAGATTCAAGTGGTAATTATTATAGATTAGAAATACCTTTAGTATTTCCAAAAGAGATAAATATTACTATTCAAGAATATGTTAGATATTAAGATATTGTACAGCCATATCCTGTTTTATTAAGATTCAAAGATGAGAATAATAAGGTATAGTAAGAACTGATAGTAAGATATATCTTGATGAATCTTTTGATTATGATAAGGGATTTTGGTTAGGCTATACTAATTCTCCTTCCCCTACGTATAAAGTTAGAGTTTCTGGAATACCTAAGGACGGGGTTACGATGAACATCATAGAGGATATGATGATGATGAACGTATGCTTCTTATGCGAATGCTCGGAGTAGGTGAAGACGAACGTTATGAATATGGTGATGAACACTTCAATAAACAGGAAGCTAAGCAAACTGTTGATGAGATGTACCATGTCAAAGACGGTAAGAAATATATCGGTGAAAAATACGATATGCAAAAAGCCAACGAAGTTTGTAATAAATTCAAAGATAAACTAGAAGAAGATATAGAAGTTGCTGATGTATATGTAGCTATCAATGCTCAATATCACGACTACTGTAAGTTATTCGAGAAGTGGTTCGGTAAAAGGAAACTTTGACGATATGATATTCGAGAGTGCTATCGACTTTTGGTTTGATGACGTTGATTTTGGAGAAGATAAACTCTGGAAGTATTTCAACGAGTTGAAGTAATACAAGTTCTGTTATATTCCTAAAGAGAGATTACTAAATAATAGTAGTCTCTCTTTTCTTTTTAAAATAAAGTTTTATATTTGTTGTGTAATATAAAACTTAATGCTTATGGGAATCTTAATGAAAGTGTTATTTGTTGCTGTAATAGCTATTACTATTATAGCGTTTGTATGGAAAGAAGCTACTAGTGTTCTTCCTGCAAAAGTTGTTACCTACATAAGAGTAGGAGGTGTGTTGTTAACTATTATTCTTGGTACTTTGTTATTCTTGCTGTAATATGGACTTCGGGAATATACTTAGTGAGATTCTACATACTACGGCTACTAGTTTTGATTTTGCGTTTGTAATCTGTGTAAATGTGCTAGCGTATCTAGTAATTAAATTAGTTGACAAACTTAATGGAAACAAAGTAGTAAGTACTTGGAATAAAAGAGTAATAACTCTAGTATGTGCTTTAATAATGGGAGTAATATACTTCTCATTAAAGCTAGGAGATGTTAAGGTAGTACTTAATTCTATTATTCTTAGCTTCGTATTTTGGAGCTGGATTATGAAACCAATATTGGCGTTCTTCAATATAGACTATCGAAAGTTTATAGAACTTGAAGATAATGAACCTAATCAATATCCAAAGTAAGTACTATTAGTAAGATTAGCAAGTGAGAGTCGACTAGAGATAGTCGGCTCTTTCAGTATACACGCTCCTTTATGGGGGAATAAAAAGTATGTCCCACCTTCCTACGCTTTCATAGAAGCTCACCATAGGACTTTAGTACCTTTCCTTAACTTACTATTATCCGACAGTATTGCGTGCTACCACGGGTCTTAAAATGTGTCACTTGTATAAAAATGTTTACAATGCGAATATCTGTAAGCTAGATAGCAAGCTAGATAGAAGTGCTGAATTAAAATTATTAGTAAAAGTCTTGTTGATACCAATATAATAACTATATTTGTTATAATACTAATTCAAAATAATAGTGATATGAGTTCGTTAAATCAAATTGTATCTGAAATAGCTCATGCTATTCATCAGCCGAATAACTTTACTGCGAGACGTACTATTCGTAGTGCAATTATTCATACGTTCAATGAACAGATACGTCAGACTTATCAACGTCACGCCAATGTCGATAAGATATTAATGCAAAGATACAGGATAAGTTTAATTAATGTTCCTGACGGAGATATATTCCAAACTCTTGTTAGTACTAAGTATAAAGTTAAGAGAAGTAAGAATAGAGTTCCTAGACCAGTTCGTCTTGATAACAATTTACCATTTGTTAGTGTTCGTACTGTTGGATATGATAATATGGCTATTCCATTTATTAAGGAAGCAAATGCTCAATTTTATAAAGCTCTTCCAGGAATGTGTACCAGTTTAAGTTATGATTATATCAATGGTTATTTATATGTTAATAGTAATGGTAATCCACTTATTGAACCATTAGGTCATATTATCATTGAATCTCCATTTGAGATACCTACTGAAATTCCAATTGAAACTAATGAAAAAATGGAATCAAGTATTGATAATGATGATGAATTTATTATTCCTGAAGATATGGTAGAACGTATTAAAGATGTAATCTATAAACGTAATCTACTTAATGTTGAGAGAGTAACTAATGAAGTTCCAGTTAAAGATGATATAAACCAACAACAGATAGAAGTATGAAAGTAAATGCAATAGATAGATATGACATACGTAATATGTATACACATTTTATAGAGACAAGTGAAGAGGAGTACGACCTTGTGTCTCACAATATAGTCAGATATAAATCTTTGCTTTATCGAATTAAATACTCTATTGAACAAAATAGAAATGCTGTTGAAGCCATATTTGATGTATGTGTATATAACTACTGGGAATGGAATACAGATGAGTTAGATACTAATCAAAAAATGGAGAAAGCCATAGATGAGAAGTATGTTAAGTTTACGGATGTAAAACAATTAAGATATGGCAATCTTTACCGTAATCTAAAGCAATACTTTAGAGTGCTTCGTAAGATAAAAGATTGTGAGATAAGACAAGATGTATTAAAGAAGCGTAAGTTAATTACAAGAGAACAATACAAAAAGTATTGTTACCTGTTCTTTGGAGAAATAGGAAGGCAAGTATTGAGAGGAAAGATTTATAAGTTTGAGAAGAAAATAGGTTGCCTTATTATAGAAAGAGTAAAAAGAACTGAATCACATATTACTGCTGACGGTAAAGTTATTAAGCATAGAAAACGTATTAACTTTGTAGAAACTAGAAGAAATAAAGAAGAACTTATTATTAAAGGACTTACGCCTTATAATAAAAAGAAACATCTTGAAGCTATTGCAAAAGGAGAGGAATATGACGGTGTTAAATATATATCTTATAATAATTCGGATTGGTCTTGTAGAGTTATTATGATTGACGGTGCAGTTAAGAATAGGACAGTATTTAAGTTTTGTGGTATAAATAATCACATGAATGTTACAAATGCTGAACTACTTGCAAAATGTCATAGTGTAGAAGATATAATAAATCTTGATACTGATATTAACAATCGTGTCTCTCTTATTTCTAAGTTTGACCCAAGTTATACTCAAAAATATATTAGAAACAATGAACAAAAACCTATCTTCAATAGAAACTATTATCGCAAGACTTGATAATAATTTCAATATTATGAGTAGCGATTATATACCTAGAGTTGGTGCTTGGTGTATAGATGCTATGAATGAAATGGGTATTCTTCAATATGAAGAAAAGGAAACTACTATTGAAGTTGTTGATAGAGTTGCTTATTTCCCATGTTGTATGAACGCATTTAAAGTGTATGCAGACGGGTGTGAGGTTTCCCCCATAAAGAAAGGAAACTGTGGTTGCTCTTCAGGTACTACTGAATACTTCACTCAAGACCGAGAGAAATCTAGGGAACGAGAAAGTAAGCGTACTGTTGAAGTAGACCCTGAAAGCTATGAAGGACGTAATTACGTTTATCTTCGTGACGCTAATGCTATTCAATTAAACTTTGATACAGATGTTGTTAAAGTATCCTATCTTACAGTTAAGACTGTATATAGTGATACTTTTCATTGTAATATTCCTGTTATACCTGATAACGGAAAACTTATCGAAGCTCTTGAATGGTTTTGTATGTGGAAGTTACTAAGTAGAGGACTTAAACATCAAGTATATTCTCTACAAGGTGCCATGCCAGTTAATCCATATTTATTATGGAGAGATTCTCGTGACAGAGCAAGAGCTTCTGTTATTAATGAAAATCAAGATGCTAATTCTCATAAAGGTTGGGCATCATTCTTTTATAATGCAACATTTAGACCTAGAGACTAATGGAGATAGTTAAAGAGTTAAACAAAGACGGAGGTTACGAATCCATTAAGAATGGTTCAATGACCCATGCTGTTAATGCTATGGTTTCTCGTGACGGTAATTCTATTCAGAACGAACAGTCAATCGAGACAATTATAACATTAAGTGAAAATGAAGAGATAGTCGGTGTTATCTCTTGCTCTGATGAAATAGTCATCTTTACTAATAATAGTAAGATTAGAAGATATAAAGAATCTACTAAGGCTATTACGGAAGTTGCTACTAATTGGAATTATCAAGGCGGTAAAGTTATAGGTACATATACCTATAATGTGAATAATGAATTAATTGTTGCTATTACTGAACTTAATTCTGATGAAGAAGTTCCATTAAAGATAATTAATCTTAATAAACCTAATTACCTAGAAGGTGGAAGCGATATTAAATATACATTAGTTCCTAATATCCCTAAGACTAATCTTAATAACTCCAAGTTAGTATCAGGTAGTGCTATCTATAAAGGAATATATAATTTCTTTATTAGATATAAAGAAGGAAGCGATTATACTGGTTGGTTTCCTATTGGAACTCCTGTATTAGTATGGGATAAAGGAAATCAAACTACTATCGAAGATAATAGTTTTGGTTATGACGACAGTAGCGGTAATCTCCTTGTTAACTATAAGATAGGAAACTTTACTTTTAAAGAAGATACTAATCTAAATACTGAAAAGGTAAACTTAAATATCGAACTAGGGTTACAAATAGATAATTCAGGTCTTAATTATACAGCTTATCAAATAGGTTATATAATTAATACTCAAAAGGGAGATACTAAAGTATATAATACTTCTGATATAGATATTAAAACTAGTAGAATCACGATAGACGATGTTTATAACGAAACATTTAGTCTAGATGATATTACTAGTTCTTTCTTTAATTTATATAATGTAAAAACCTTATGTAACTATAACAATAAATTGTATGTAGCTAACTATAAGGAAGAAAACATTAATAGTCTTGTAAGTTCTATTGATACTAGTAATATACAAGTTCGAGTTAAAGATTTTATCGGAAATAAATCTATAATGAGACGTAGTGTTACTAGAGCTGCAACTTCGTCAATAGTTAATAATCCTAGAACATTTGATATTAACAAAGGATATGTAGTAACTATTAAAGGACGTGCTTATGGTGACGGTAGTGAATATAAAGAAGTTACTAGAAAGTTCTTTCTTACTCGTATTGGTAAGAATAGTTATGGTACTTATTGTTTAATGATTTCATCTCAAGACTTTATTAGAGCTTTCTATAAAGATAGTGGTTACGATAGTCATACTACTCCATTCTATGTTTCTTATCAAGATACAGATAATTTATATGAAGCTGCTACTGCCGTAGTTGTTAAACCTGATGATAAAGATTGGTATATATTAGAATTTAGTAGATACGGAAGTACTTACTATGATGAGATATATCCTGATAAATATTCTAGTATAGTAAGTTTAGGATTCGTAAGTCATCCTTACGTAAGATATGGACGTACTAATGATTTGTTTACTAGCACTTCTTATAGTGCTCCTAATATTCAAAGAGATTTTAGTAACGATTTTAAAGTAGTATCAATTGAAGAATTTGACTTAAATATAGATACTAGAGGAATTATCGAGCCTACGTGGTTTTACTTAGGAAATGTTACTATTGGAGAAGAAACATATAAATTAAAATACGACCGTTATAATCCTATTGACTTTTATTATAAAATATATGATATGTCTACTGGAAATCCTGTTGATAAAGGAATGAAATTTAGACGTTCTTTTCAAACAGCTTATGTGGACTATGGAGGAGTATTAGATATTATTAAAGCTAAATTTCCTAATTCAACTATATATACTATTGATGAATATGAAACAATTAATCCTACGGGAGCAATAAATGATGTTAAGACACAAGCTGAAGGAGGATTAACCGAAGGAGATAAACTTAGAATTGCATATGATGTATCTAAGAATAAGTTTATGTTTGCTACTGAATATAGTAGATTAGACGATAATTATTGGCATCGTAGAGAAGATGCTATTTTAATTATTAATAGTGAAGGCGAAACTAGTAAACATACAATAGATGAATTATTTCCTAATCTATCTGTTAATTTCAACAATGAAAATAAATCTACACAAGATTTAATTAACGAAATTGAAGGAATACATGAAACAGTATATAAATGGAAAGTAGATAGAGAACCAACAGATGACGATTTCAATATTTATGAAAGTTATACTGTTGACTTTAATGTTATAAGTAGTCTTAGTGCAGATTTAAGTTCTACTAAAACATTTACTGACTTAAAGGCTTATCCTGTTGGTTATATTAAAGAAACAGTAGAAGAAGGGAATCAAACTATTATAACTGCCGAGAAAGAGTTCATGATAGTTATTCCATTTATAAATTATCTAAGGACTACTTCTATTTATAATTACACAGGTAATGAAAATTATACTATTTATGATAGAGTAAGTGCTGAAAGTACTAAAGCCTATGAAGGAGTATTAGGTAACTTATATATTTGTTTCCAAAAGAATAAGAAGTTTAATCTTGACGGAATTAGTAATTATGACGGTTTACTTCTTGATATTCCTACTTTTGGTAAAGACAATGTATTAGCAATAAGCGAAGGTGGTATTCGTTCTAGTGGTAGTGAGTTCCTTGAACTGCATAATAATGATAAGTATAAAGAACTTCGTGTTAGTGGTCCTGGCGGAGGTTATACTAGTTATGCTTTTGGATTTGCTTCTCCTAAGATATTAGATAGTGAAACTAAACCTGAAGATACAGAATTTTATTCAGATAGTACTAAGTATGCAATTAATCAATGCGTATATAACTTCTTCGTACATTATGTATATCCTAATGGTAATATTACTGACGGTATTAATATTCCTAATACTATGAGTTATTCAGAGACTATTAGTTTAGGTACAGCTAATGAAGGTAATACTTCATTAACAATGAATATAAATGAAGACACTCTAATATCTGATATTAAGACTAAGTTTGATGCTTATAAAAGTCAATATGGTAATATTAATACTAATAATGCACACGATGTAGTTAATATATTTGATAGCATTAGTAATGTAAGATTCTGTAATATATTTCCTAAATATAATTCTAATGGTATTGCTCTTTATAAAAACAATAATGGCAATCGTATGTTTAGAGGAACTAGAAATCCTAGTCACAGAGGAATTCATCAGATAGAGTTCTTATTTGACAACATACCTATGAGAAAAGAGTTCGTAGGATATTTTATATCTTATGAAAAGACAGAACCTATATTAGTTAGTGAAGGTGTTCCTGTACGTAGAGATGATGATTTTAATACTGCATTTAATGAACAAGTTAATAATATTCGTTTCTATTATCCTGAATTTGATATTATAAAGAAGTCAGGTGCTGGTAATATCTTTATTACTGATAGTCGTTATACTATGGGTAATGCCTATAAAGGTCCTATGTTTACTGACTATTATAGTAGTGATACTGATTTTAATCAATCTCGTCCTTCAGAAGAATTTGGAGATATTAGAGCTGTTAAAAGCTCTACTATTATAATGGCTGATAGCAAAGATGATAATAATGCAGGTAGAGAAGCTGTTGTTAATCTTGTTTTGAATAAGTCATTAAAGTTAGGATTCTATACTACAAACGGTAGAGGTTATGTAAATGGTTTATTACTTAATATAAGTGATAACTTATATATGTCGGAGAATAAAGACCTTATTCCACTTGGCTATATTAAGTATGTTAATCCAACAGGAGATATTTATAATTATGGTTATGAAGATTATATCTATAATTATAATTATTACTTTATGACAGTATGTGTTTATGCATTTAATCGTAATGGTGTATACTATGATACTACTGACCCAATACCTAAGAAAGCTACGGATAATACTAATCTTTATCCTAATTTCCCTAGAGTACATTGGGATAGTGAAAGAGTAGGTAATACTCCTATAAGTAGAATAATTCTTAATTATTATTCGCTATATCCGTTATTTGCTAAGACTATTAAGACATCTCCTGATGAAAGATATTATACTATTCATACTGATGATAATTCTTTTGTTCAGAATGTTCGTATGATTCATCTATTGCCTACTACTATTAATGATACATTTGAAATAAGTAGTATGTATCTTGATTATGCAGGTAAGAAATTTATTAATTATAATGAATTATTATATAGTAACTTTGTTACAGAATATCGTCAAACTATTCGTAGAAGTGATGTTATTAGCGATGAATCAGTAGAGAATAAATGGCGAATATTTAGACCTAATGCTTATAAGATAATTAGCGAAAACAAAGGCGACATTATTAATGTCATTGGTATCGGCACTTATCTTATAGCTCATTGTGAACATTCGATGTTTATCTTTAATAGAGATAATACACTTTATACTAAAGATAAAGATGTTCAAATGTTAATGCCTGATGCTTTCGATATTGATTATCAAGAGGTATTTACTAGTGAGAAAGGATATGGTGGTCTACAAGATTTTGAAGCATACGTATGTAATGAAGCTGGCTATATATTCTTAGACAGAAGTAAGAATAGGTTATATAGATTTGATGAGAAGAATCTAAATGACTTAGGTGACGGAGTACAGTCTATATTAGATGAGTATTTAACTAGTAATACTCAAATACTAATGGGAATGGATAAGGAGAATAATCGGTTAATCTGCTCCTTTATGGGGGATGTTTCAGATTTTACCCTTAGTTATAATTTCGTCACTAATACTTGGATAAGTGTACATACTTATTTATGTAGAGGATTTTATAATACAAAAACTAATTTGTATATTAGTTCCTTCAACAAGAAGAATATTATAGGTCAATTAGGATTCGTAAAGCCTTTGAGTTATCTTAAATATACAGACTTTGAGATAGCCGCTAATAAGAATCCTTTCTATGTAGGAGACAACAATAATACTATGGTAGTCGATGTATTATTCAATCTTGAATACGATACTATTAAAGTACTTAACTACATAAGTTATGACTTATATAAAGCTAATGACATTAACTTTGCAGGTAATAAGATACTATTGTTTAGTAATACTTCGATAAGTAGACTTGAAGATATTACTGTTAATGAACGTAATACTTTCGATACGGCTAAACCTTATTATGAACATGGTAAATGGAATTATAATTATTTCCGTAGTGTTTTAAACGAAGTAGTTACTAATTATCCAATAGATAGACTTACTGGTAAGTTGACTGTTGATGTTGATAAGAACTACGAACCATTTAAATCCAATCTTATTAATGGTAAATATCTAGGTGTGCGTTTTGTAATTAATGACGGAACAGCTAAGATAGAGATTAAGAAGATTGAATGTTATGTTAATAAATACAGAGAATAATGAAACGTATTAATGAACAAAGACCTAAAGCATTTATAGGCGCTGCGATTTCTGTTGGTACTAATATTATTAGCGGTATCATAGGTAATCGTAAGAAGAAGAAAGCTGAACAAGCCGAAAGGTTAAGACAAGAGCGTCTTCAAAACCTACAAGACAATCAGGCTTTAGTTAGTGCTCAAAATGAGAACATGATGTCCGAAGAAGAGAAGTCACAGTTCTTAAGCCAATACTTATCTAAGGGTGGGAAGGTACAAACCTTCCCCCATAAAGGAGTGAAAGCGCGTATTGTCGAGGGTGGTACGGCTATTCCTATTAAGAAAGATTCATTTCTTCTTAAAGGACGTAAGCACAATACCGGAGGTATTGTTATTGATGCAGGTAAGACAGGTGTTGAAGCTGAAGGTGGTGAAGTAGTGCAAGTTACTCCTAAGCAACTTAAAGTATTCAGTGCTCAACCTATACTTAATGGTAATAGTCCAGCTGAATTAGTTCAGAAAGGTGTTAAGCCTTCTAAAGTATTTAATGCTCAAGAGTCATTTAAAGATAGAAATGGTCTTAATGATGATGGTACTAAAAAGAAAAGAAATATGAGAACAATAACTGGTAAGAAAAAGCTAGGAGGATTATCTCGTAAGAAAGATTACGGTTCAGATAAGAAACCTTATCCTAGTGTTAAGTCTAAAGACTTTGCAGGTGGTGGTCGTAGTTATCCTATTCCTACTAAAGCTGATGCTCGTGATGCTCTTAGATTAGCCGGACTTCACGGTCGTTCTGATGTGAGAGCTAAGGTATATAAGAAATATCCTGAATTAAAGAAATCAGCTCTTGGTTCTAGGACAAGATTATTAAAGAATAACTATAATAACTTTGGTTTAGAAAAGGATTATAGTAGTAGTTTTGCTCCTAATGCTTTGACTAAAACTAATATGAATTCTGTTAAGACTAATAGTGTAGTTCCAAGTAAACCTGTTAGAGTTTCTATTAGTTCTAGTACTAGTCCATTATCTAAATCTAGTAGATTTGGAAACTTTATGAGCGGTATAGGTGGAGAAGCTATTAGTGCCAGTATTGGAGCATTGGGTAATATTATAAGCGGTGTTACTAATAAGAACAGTATTAATAATATTCAAGCTCCTACTAGACCTAGAACTATAATTCCTGCAAGGATGAGAACTACTTATAATATAAATCCACAATTAGCTGAAAGTCGAGATTCTGAAAGAAATATGGCTAGAATTATTGATTCTAATACTTCTAGTTCGTCAGGAAAGATTGCTCGTATTCAATCTTTAGCTAATCGTAGAGTTCTCGAACGTAATAAACTAAGAGGTATGAAAGAGAATGTTGAGACAGACCTTCTCAATCGTTCTGCTCTTAATCGTCAAGGAGTAGAAGCTGCAAACAATCAAGTATTAAACGCTTATGATAATGCAGTTACTCAAACAGAAAATGAAAAGATTCAAGCAAGAGCTAATAATCGTACTAATATAATTGAAGGTCTTACTAGTGCAGTTAGAGATTATCAATTAGGTATGGATAAGAGACGTTCAGAAGAAAATGCTACTGCCGCTATAATGTCTGCAAATCCTGAACAAATGGAATTATTCTTAAAATTGATGGATAAGAATAAAGGTAGATTGAGTAAAGTACGTAGTAGTCTATTTAGATGTGGTGGTAAGAAAAAGATTGCTTAACTATAAATAATATAACTATGCCGATAGATATTAGAACAGCTGGTTATCAAAAGAGGGAGCGGGTTGCCGCTCCTTTAGATGTTTACAATAGTACGTTAAATACTCTACAACAGAAACATGATACTGCTATTGAAACTAGTAATCAGATTAAAACGTTTCTTGCTAATAAGCAATTAAACGAAGCTGAAAATGAGTGGCTCGATAACTATTCGAGAGATATTAATGCTCAAATAGAAGCAAGTGCTCAAGAAGGTAGTTATGCTACTGCATTAACTACTGCAAGAAGATTAGCCGGAGAAGTTGCTAGTAATCCAGGACTTATTGGTCGTGAGCGTTATCAACAAGAGTTTAAAAAGTTCCAAGACGAAGTTACTAATAGTGATGCTTATGATGGAGATGTTAAGGCTTATACATTGGAACAGAACAAATATAATTATCAAGACCAAATAGATGAAACAGGTAAAGTAATAGGTGGTAATCAATTCCAACCTAATTATCGTCCTGTTGAACAAATAGATTATAATACTTTATATCAGAAAGTATTGTCTACTGTTGGTGTTGATTCTAGTTCAGGTGAACAGCTAGTATGGGGTGATGCAGAAGGTAATCTTAAAGAAGGTCAAGGAAATATTGCTGCTGGTGATGTTCCTTATCTTAAAACTTCCAGTGGTATTCAACAGTTATCTAAGGAGAAGATACGTGCTGCATTTGAAGCTGCATTAAATGAAACTCCTGGTGCTCGTGCTTCTCTTGAACAAGACTATAAAGTAAATGTTTGGAAAGCTAATAAAGGTAATAAGAACAATCTTGTTACTAAGCCTGACGGAACTATTATGTCGCAGAGAGAATTTGAAGAGAATCTATTTGCTCCTAGATATGCTGCTTCTGCTTATCGTAGAATTGAAAGTAGAATTAGTCCTGAATTAGGATTTAATCTATTAGCTGCCGCACGTAAAGCTGCTGCTAAACCTAAGACTGGTAAAGAACCTGAATTATTACCTTCTATGCAAACAGTTGGTGGTAAAGAGAAAGTAGAGCCTGATACTCCTGCTAAGGTTGCGTCACAATTAAATACACTTAATGGTCAATTAGCCAATATGTTCGCTACTTATGGAATATCTAAATCTGTTCCATTAGATAAAGCGTATGCTCAATTAAGGTCAAGTATTGCTAATAATAGCAATCTGTCTGATACAGCTAAGAAGCAAGAATTGGATGAAGCATATAATTATTATAGTGGTATTAATAACGCTAATAATAGATTAGATGCTATGAAAGGGCATCTTACACAAGATGAACAGTTTGCATCTGATTTCTTAGGTAAAAGACTTAGTAATGGAAATATGGCAGATACTAATAATCCTATGCAACGTGAATATGCTAATAGAATGAATAAATTATTCACAGATTCGCAAGGTAATAGTTTTGATACAGTTCTTGTTAATCCTATTAACGAAGCTAGTAAGGCTGCTATTATATCTAAACTAAGAGTTGATATGGGTCTTACTAGACAAGATGTATCATTCTCTAAAATAGGGGATAAAGAATATATTCGTATTAGTAAAGATGCTTATACTCGTTTAGCTCCTGAAATAAGTGAAGTATTAAAAATTAATCCTATTGGATTTACTAATGAAGGTGTAGAACCTAAATCATTTACTAGAGCGGATGAAGTCTATCATGGTAATAAATATTATGGTAGTAAAGTCACTGCATTTATGGCTGGCTTTAGAGCACTTGGTCGTGGAGAGATAACAACTGCCGGAAGTGATAAAAACTCAATAGCTTATGTATATGAGAAAGCTGCACAAATATCTAATGCTGCGACTGAAAGAGTATCTAAAACCCTTCCTCCTACTTATGTAGACTTAGCGGTATTTGACTTACCGCCTCATGTTGTTGCTTTAGGCCAAGGCTTTGAATCCGAACAACTCAAAGACTATAATGAACGGGTTATGAATATGGTCAGTATTGCTAATCCAGGAAGTATAGTTATTAAGAAACGTAATGAAGAAGGAGTTCTTGAAGTTGTTGAAGATAGTAGAGATAGAGATGCTATCATGCAGACTATTCAAGCTCAAATTAAGAAGAAGAATATTAATAATGGTTGGTGTAGTTCTGCTTCTACTGGTGAATACGGTATATTCTTAAATATTCCTTATACTGTAAAGACAGGTAAGAATGTTGGTAAGAATCCTGATTCTGATATGGAAGATAGAATACAGAACGCAGTAGCCGGAGACTATATGATTACGGGTGCTGTACTTAATGATGAGATAGAGAGATTTAAATCTTTGCCTGCTGTTAAAGCATGGGACACTCTCAATTCTATTAAGTATAATAACGCTCTTAAAAGAGGCTATCGTTTATCAGATAGTGAATTTGGAGACGGTAGTTATTCAGCCGTTACTGACGGTAACCTGTATCAAATACTCGATGCTAATGATTCTCCTGTAATTAAGATTACTGAAAGTGAATTATTTGAACGTATGCTTCAAAACAATCAAGCTAATGCTGTTCTTGCTCCTGTTAAAGAAGATATAGATTTGATTAGTGCTAGAAATGGTTCTATTGCAAATTCCCCCATAGAAGAGCAACAAGTGATTGCTCGTCCGCTTATGCAGAAGGCTATGATAATGGCAGGTGCTACTGGTAATCTAAATGAATTAGATATAGATACTAAGAGACAAGTATTTCAATTCTTTAATCGAATGTACTCTAGTCTTACGGGAGAAACTCCTAGTCAAGTTATACTTAATCAAATGAACGACTTAATGAAGTAAGCGTATGCCAAACATGTTTGATAATATATCAATAGAAAAAACTCCACTAACTAGTGGGGCTAATTCTGTTAATATGGCTAATGATGTTCCTACTGTTACTAAATATAAACCTGATGTTGCTGCACAAGGCAACTTTATGTTTCGTAATCTTAGTGGTAAAGAAGTCTTTACTGGAACAGAGGAAGATTATCATTCTTTAGCTAAGTATGGTGCTGAACCTAATCGTTATCAAAGTAGAGAAGAATTAGAAACTCTTCGTGCTAAGAATCAATCAGCTTGGAAACAAGCAGGTAATGCTTTAGGTCAAACTATTGGAACAGTTATAGGAGACACCGTTGGTGGTATGGGTATGTTAGTAGATTTAGCTACTGCTGGATTATGGGATGATAAACCGTTTAGTAATCCTATTACTAGAGCAGGTGATGCTATATCTGACTATGTTCGTGATGATTTATTTCCTATATATCGTGAGAATCCTGATAAAGCATTTGATATGAATGACTTTTCAGGTTGGTTCTTTAGTCAAGTTCCAAGTATTGCTAGCTCTCTATCTTTAATGATTCCTGGTACTTTATTAACTAAAGGAGTTGGAGCTGTTGGTAAAGGTGTTGCAGCATTAGGACGTAATAGTTCTAAAGTAAGTCGTGCAATGAATTGGGCTAAGAAAGCTACTAAATTAGATAATGTGTATCGTGCTAATAGATTAAAGATATTAGCTAATGACGGTATTACAGCTATTGGTATGCGTTTAGGTGAAAACTATCAAGAAGCTCGTGGTGTTGCAGAACAAATAGAAGGTGAAGCATTGTCTCTATTTACTGGAATGTCTGACGAAGAGTTTCAGAATTGGTTAGATAACAATCCTGATATTGCAAGTGAGGCTAAAGAAAGAACTAAAGAAGAAACTGCTCTTATAGTTGCAGATAAGGCAGCTATGCGTAACTTTGGTTATAACGCAGGTAACGTATTCTTTGATTTCATGCAGTTACGTGCTGTTAATAAAGCAATAGGACAAGTCAATCGTGCTATTACTCCACGTATTCGTTATTCACAGAATCAAGCTCTCGATAGAATAGCTTCTACTGGTGTTGAATCTGCTAGTCAAACTTTAGGTCAAGCAGCTAAAGGAACTATTAAAGATTTCGTAGGAAAGATAAATAGAGTTATTAATTCTAGTGAAAATCTTTTGTTATCTGAATTATCAGAAGGTATTGAAGAAGCAATAAACTACGTAGGTCAAGAAGAAGGTACTTTATACGGTCGTTATTTGTTAGGTCAAGCTGAACAATACAATGGTGCTGTATCTATGGATAGAATAGAGAAGTACTTACAGAATCCTCAATTATATAATTCTGCACTTTGGGGAGTTATTGGCGGTATTACTTTTGGTGGTACTATGTCAGCCATTAATAATCGTAAAGGTGGTAATATAGAAGAGAAACAACGTATTGCTGAAATAAATGGTCGTGAACAGGTATTCAATGAGTATGCTCGTCAGATGCAGATTATTGATAATGGTGAAAATCCATATCAAATAGAACGTGATGCTAATGGTAATCCTATTACTTATTTAGATGACGGTACTGTTAGTCAAGACCCAACAGTTGGTACTACTCGTTATACTAAGGTTAGCCCTGAAGAACAAGAAGATTTGCGGGCAGCGGCTAAAGAGAAGTTTACTACTACTCTTACTTTAAATGCTATTCGTTCAGGTAATTATGAACTACTTGAAGATTATATTGAAGACCCTAGACTAAAGAAGAAATTAGTTGATTCAGGTCTTGTAGATGATGCTGAATACGATAGAGATACGCAAGAATTAAATAAAACTATGCGTACTGTTCTTGATAGATATGTTAATTATTCTACTGCATTACGAAGTGCTAATATTGATGATGCTTTATTAGATGTTGCTATATCAGAGAATATAGTTAATGCACAAGAAGCGGACTTATTAAATAAACGAGTAGAAAGACTTAATACTATTCAATCTCAATTAGAGAATAGCATACCGGCTATTAATGAAGTTCTTGACCCAATGGCTAAGAATCGTATGCAATTAGGTATATTAGAACAGTATCGTAGAGAAGTAATGTCTACTTATAATAGTCTAAAGAATAGTAACAATCCTTTAGATAGAGCGCAAGCTAGTCAGTATCTTGATTTATCGCGAATAATTGAATCTAAGGTTACAGATTTACGAAGAGGTTTAAGTCCTATGGAAAGTCTGTTTCTAGATAATGTTCGTAGTGTAGAGAATATTGCATTAGGAATAGAAGGTAGCGAAGAACAGAACAACTTAATCAAGAAACAAATAGAAGAACTTGATGAAAATGATGTAGCTCTGTTTAAACAGGCAGGTAAAGACTTTAGTCTTGGTACTCTTGCTAAACAAGTTCGTAATATTAATTCAGAGTATATGGATAATATGGGACAGATACTTCTTGATGAAATTCGTAGAGATAATTATCATTCTCGTATTATTACTACTAATGAACAAGCTAAGGAATTTGAAGATACTCGTAAGAAAGAATTAGAAGATGCAGCTAAGAATCTAGTTAAATCAGCAAAGAAGAATCTTAATGACTTTGTTAATATGGCTAATGAAAAAGAGCTTGGTAATCTTGAGAAAGCACTAGATAATGCGTTTACTGATGAAGAAAGTCAGAATATTAGAAATAAAAGTTTATCTAATGCTGTTAGTATTTTAACTAATTCAGAGAATGGTAAGAATGAAATAAGTGATCTAAGAGAAGCTATTACTAAGAGAAGAAATAAGTTAGCTATACAGAATGAAGTACAGCAAAGACAGCCGGAGAATCAGCAAGGAACTTCCTCTATGGGGGAAGGGAGGAGCGAAGCGACGACTCAAGAAGAACTAGAAGTTAAGCCTAAGCCTAGACCTAAACCAAAGACTGCAAAAGAGAAGAAATTAAAGGAAACGTTAGACAAAGTAGTATCTCAATCTAATTCAGGTATTGTAAATAAGTCTAATATAGGTAATCTTGAATTTACGATAGTAAATCCTTTTGCAAGTCTTAGTGACGTATCTCGTAAACCAGTTAAAGTTAACGATATTGATATTCGTATTAGTAGATTTGGAAATGTAAGTATTGACGGATTAGATGCTAAAGGCAATATAATTGCTGATGTTAGTATTGAAGAACTTAATGCAGCTATTGCTATTGGAGATATTACTGTTGTAGATACTTCTAAGAAAGAAGATACTAGAACTGATGATACAGTTCTTGAATCAGCTATATCTGATAATGATTTAGAAGGTCAGCGTCAACGTATAGAAGAAATTAATCTTATCATAGACTTGTATAATCAGATACAAGGCAATGAAGTAGAAGGTAAAACTTTTACTAGTCTTAATGATATGATGATATATCTACAACAACTTAATCCTAGAGCTATTAATCTATATAACGATATTAAAGTTCTAGCTAATCGTCAAATAGTAAACGGTAAGATAGTTAATGTTGATACAGAAGTTAAGACGCCTTCTGATATTATACAGTCTGCAAGTAAGACATTAGAAAATGCTATTGCAGAAGATAAACAACGAGCTAAAGATAATGGTTATTTCTTTAATCTAGTTAATCTTGACGATAGTAAAGTTTACTCTCGTATTGGTCAACTTAAATCTAATGATACAGTTAGTGTAGAATTAGACGAAGACAATAACCTTATCGTTAAGTCTCGTGGAATTAAGATAGGTGAGTTTCCTAAAATTAATTATAATAATGGGAACGTTGAAGTTATAAATCAAGGTTGGAGATACACTGTTAGAAATGGTAGTATAGATTTTATAACGCAACTCCAATCTATTATTAGTAATGAAGATGAAAGTGCTAAAGAGTTTGTACAAGCACTTAATAATATACGTCGTTTGTATCGTGTTCGTAATAACCCTGAAGTTGAAGGAACATTCGGACATCAGCTCAATGCTTTACAAGAGAATGAGAACTGGAAGAATCTAACTAGTTTATTCGGTGATACTCAAACTAATCTATTAGATAGGATTAGACATCTTAATAGTATTATATTCTTTAATAATGCTCTTAATGTTAATCAGTCTGATTTTAGTACCATTGTTAACGATTCGTTAACTAATTGGATGAATAAACTCAAGAAGTCTTATACGGACATTAATAACTTAAAGTCCTCTATTAGTAAAACTAAGTCTAAAAAGAAACGTCTAGTTGTTGGACGTACAAGTTCAGGTAGTGTTATTTATGCTAAAGATAAACAAGGTAATCCTATATATCGTAAGTTTGGAGATGTTACTACTAGTGAAGCAACTGATGGTTATCGTTTAGTAGTAGGAGTTGACGGTGGAGTAGCTGATATTAAAACCAATAGTATTATTGCAGCTAGTCGTATTCCTAGAAATGTAGTAGGTATGACTATTAAAGATTCAGAAGGAAGACTTATTGCAGTTCCTAGTCGTGAGAATACTATGAGTAATAGTGAAACCGGTGCTACTGAATATACTAAAAGGTTTAATGAAGGATTAGATAAACTACTTCATTCTTTATTAGATGCTACTTTACAAGGCAATGAAAATCTTCATACTCAACTATTAGAAGAAGTATCTAAATATATAGGTAAACAGAAAGTACTGTATGGTTATGAAGTAAGAGGTCATGCTTTAATACCTATAAATAGAGTTGCGCCAACTATTTATTTTAATCTTAAAGATAGAAATGTAGCTTTCTCTATTCCTGGTGAACTTAAACCTAGAAGACTTATGGCTCGTATGCCTAATGGTTTTGTTCCTACTAATAATCATGGTAACTTTAGTAAAATGTTACAAGAAGTATATGCTTTACTTACTCGTAATGTTGTTAATTCAGCTATTCGTGGTGAATCTAGTTTATTTAGAGTAGTAGACGGTAAGTTACAAGCTAAGATACCTAATATACTTCAAGACGAATGGTTTGATACTGGTTATAGTAGTTATGAAGAATTTGTAGCTAAGGACGGAGTATTAGTTACTGATTTAGGAAGTGTTACTGATAGTAAAGGTAATATTGTTAGTAACTTTAATTATGTTGGTGATGTTTATAATAGGACTATCACTCTTATGAATCCTAGTCGCAATGCTAGTCGTACTGACGCGGCTAACGCCGCTACTTCCCCCATAAAGGAGCAACAAACTGTGTCTCCCGTAGTTGTACCTGACCCACTTGCTAGTCAAGACAGTGTTCCTCAAATAGGTACTCTTATGGAAGTTGCGCAAGCTAATACTGATAATCCTAATCTACTATCTGTTATATCTGCATTAGAAAGTGCTGGTATTAAACTTAATCCTGATATTGAAATAGTAGGTGATGAAGGTAGATTTGCAGGAATAGTCGCTGGTGGTAATACTATTACTCTTAGTAATCGTTTTAATAGTCTTGCTCCTGAACGTAGAGTTCTTACTCTTATACATGAAGGTGTACATTATCTATTTAATGATGAACGTGCTAATATAGAACAATCATTTGGAGACTTATACGATAAGTTTGCTAACTTTATTAATCAAGATTCTCGTCTAATAGATGAGTATGGAGATTTCTTAAATAGTGGTAAACCTAGAGCTGTTGCTATTGAAGAGTTTGTAGTTGAAGCTATTACTAATCGTACATTCGCTAGATTACTTGCTAGAATTAAATATGATTCTAATCCTACTACTGAATCAAACAACCTATTTACTAAAATAGTAGATGCTTTAGTAGAATTAATAGGTAAAATAGGACAAATAGATAATACATTACTTGGAGAAGTTCGTAATCGTTTATCTACTATTGGATTAGAAACTAGTGATACAGCTAGTACTTCTACTGTTACTCATGACGATACTTTTGATAGAGCAGAGGAAGATGTTAGTGTTCCTACTGATGATGTATTTGATATTCCTGACATAGACTTAGATTTAGATAGTAGTATAAGTGATAACTACCGTCAAGTCGATAATTTCGATAGTCTGATTGAGGGATTGAATAATCGACAAAAGGCTATTGTGACGCATTTGTTTGACACTGGTGAACTTAATTTTGTATGTAGTTAAGTAAGATAAGCCTAGAGACGAAAGTCCGGCAGAGAGCCTTAGAATGAGCCATTTTAAGCGCATCTGTCGGACTTTTATATTTTCCTTATCTTACTATCACGACAGTATATAAAATGCGAAATTCGGCAGGAATTTGCGGTCTACGGGCATCTGTCTGCCTTCGTAACGTGCGGTTTTCGTCCGTCTAATGAATCTATTTGATAGTATTGATAATAATGCTATCTTTGGTAATGTTAGTAATAACCTAATTAATAATATAAAGTATATGAGTTGTATTCCTAGTAACCCTAAATTAGATAAGCTATTACTGCTTACTAATAATGATGTTAGAAAGTCTACTGAATACCTTGCTACTATCGAAGACAATAGTTTTCGTGATTGGTATAAAGAAAAGACTGGTAGAGATTTTAATGATGAGAATATTGATACTAATACTGTTAATGCTATAATAGCATATAATAACAGAGAGACTATCAATACTAAAGATTATGTTCAGAACGTTCGTACTTCACGGACTGGTGTATTTGGTAATGACATAGCGAAAGAAGACCACGCTATTAATATTCTTGCTACTATTTATTTAAAGAGTCAAGGAAGTATTCGTAAAGCTCTTGCTAATAAAAAACGTAAGGGTGAAAACGAAGTAATAAAGGATAAAGCTGGTAATGAGTTAAGTCCTCAAGCCGCTATAAAGCTGACTATGATTACTTATCTTAATAGACATCTAAAAGAGAATGATAAGAAACTTACTCAAGAACAAAAGGCTTATGTAGGTACTATTATTCGTAATCTTTACGATGGCGGTAATTATAATCGTAATGAGTTATTTGATATAGTAATTAACTCACCGGAAGTAGTTAGTCTTAGCAAAGAGTTTGGTATAGATACTAATGAAGATTTTGAATCTAATGATGATGTTAAAGAAGATAGTGAACAAAACTCTCGTCAAGATGACCAAGAAACTATTGCTGCTCTTCGTGCTGATTGGTCTGAAATATCTGACCAACGAAAAGATATAGATAAAAATGTTAGCAAAGAAGTAAAAGAATGGTTTGCTCGTTTACCTAAAACAAATAGTAATAGTTTTATAAATGAACAGCCTGATACTTCTAATAATACTTATTCAGGCATGGCTGAAAGTACTACTTTTTCTAGTTCTTTTAAAGCTATTAATAACTATGGTAATTTCTCTAGTGTTGAAGCTATGATAGAGAGTTTCCATACTATTGCTGCAAGATTTAAAGAAGTATCTCATTTAGAATATGCTGCACGTTTACTAGAAGACGAAGCTAATGTTCAGATGAGAAATAAGATATTTACTCAACTAAAACAATCTATTTGGGAACGTAATGAAGTAGTATATAGCCAAGACGGTTCTAGTGTAGTTACTAAGAATCGTAATACTTTCCCTAAACTTAATCTACAAAACAAAATACTTAATAGTTTCGATTCACTTATTCACAATCCTTCTATTATGGCTAATGATATTGCCGTATTAGACGAACTTAAAAACAGATTATCTACACTAAAAAATTCTAACATAAATGAAATCCAAGAAATTACGGAGCAAATTGCTGCAATTTTTAATAAGTATAACTTCGGTATCAATAGACAGGGTGTTGTTAACTACGTTCGTAACTTCGGTGATAACCAACTTTCTAATATCTCTTCTATTGTCGATGATTTGTTAGAGTTTAATAAAGTAGTAGGTAAGGCGACTAATCTATTAAAGATAGATAATGAAGCACAACGTATCTATTATGCAGGTGAATATGCTAAAACTAAAGAGAATGAAGAATATGTGGTAGTTCCTTTTGATAAATCTCAACTACAATACAAAGGCGGTTATGCTAATAATATAGCCAATCGTATATCTAATAGATTTAAAGATTATCAGATAGTAGATTCTGAATTTAATAGTATTAATGCAGAGAACAATCTAGTTAGTGATATTTTAAAGAACAACTATATAAGTAAGTTCTTTGAAAGAATTAACGATAATCGTTATAATGATAATCCTGTTAGTAATACCGAACTACGTGATTACTTAGTTAAATTTGCTAATATTCCTCAATACAAATATAGTAATATTCTTATTGAGAAAACTTTGTATAATGGAAAGATAGTCCCAGGTTTACTTCGTCTTACAGATACTGGTTATGAACTAACTGAATATTATCGTGAATTTGGCGCACAACTATATAATGGAGTTAGTAACGAAGTAACAGGAAAGGCTAAATCTTATAAAGATATTAATGCTCTTGAATGGGATATTATTACGCTTAATGAATACGCTAATAATGGTGACAATTATGAGATGACTAAAGGAGTTAAGAAATCTAAGTTCTTTACTCAAACACCTTCTGATGCACCTAAGACTTTCGTATTTAATAGTTATAAGTTAGATTATACTGGACTATTTAATGCTAACGGCTCTATTAATCGTGGACATCCTATATATGTAGCTTATGCTAATATTTATGCTAAAGAACTTGCAGAAATGGCGCAAGCTATTAACTTCTTATTTGAGACAACTGTTGAGAATGGAGTAGTAACTATCGTATCTGATGAAAATGGTAAACCTAAGATAAAAGAAGAGTTTAAAGATTTACGTAAATCTGAAGCTAGACTTAATTATCATTATCGTAAAAGTATTCTTGATAGCAATGGCAAACCAACTGGTAATGTATTTAAATTTAGAAGTCTACTTATTGATAAAGTTAAAAACCTTAATAAGTATAATAGTGAGACAGCTAAAACGGTAGATATGAATTGGCTATTTGAAGGAGGTGATGTATTCTCACTCCTTTATGGGGGAAAGAATAGTGAAATATCATTGATACAAGACGAGAATGGAGAATATAATATTAGACTTACTGGTGAACTTCGTAATTCAGTTTATAATTATATAGATAATTATATTAATTATAGAATACAAGAAGCTGTTGCTAAATATAGTTCTAATAAAGAGTTTGTAGATAGATATAAGAACGCTAGTCAAGAATCATTTAATGCTTTTATTGCAGAAATGGCACTTAACTATGAGATTCAATATAACAATCTTAATGATATGTTCTTTGGAGATGAAGCATATTATAAAGATTCTCGTGATACAATTAAACGTAATAAAGAATATCAAGCCGGAGGATTAGCTTATGCAGGTTATGACTTATACAATGTACAGAAGCATTTGGGAGATATAGTAGTTTCTCCTAATAAGACTATTAGTGTAGATAGTAGTTTTAAATATATTACTCTTGAAGATGTTCAAAGCAAAGGTGGAGTTATTGAAGATTTAAAGAAACAATTAAAGATAGCTAAAGTATCTAAAGAGACAGAAGCATTTGTACTTAAACAGTTTGCTAAAGATAAATCAGAAGTAACTGATGCTCAATCGTTCATAACCTTAGACGAATTTGTTCGTAGAATATATCTACGTGGCGAGTATGATAATTATAAAGACTTAATTGAAGCTCTTTATGATGAAAGTAAACCTATTGATAATGTTAAGTTAGGAGAATTATCTAAGAAAATACAAGTTCAAAAGAACTTCTATTATGATTTAGAAATAGATAATGATGCTAAATTAGCTAATCCTATTCAGATTAAAAATGCTGAATTTGTACTCATACCTAGATTTTTAGGTAATAGTGAACTTGGTTTACTTGCTAAATATATGACTGATAATAATATTGGTCAGGTAAACTTTACTACTACCGAAAAGGCTACAACTAATAGAGTATTAGAGTTTTGGGATGCTCATGGAAAATTCCCCTCTAAAGAAAGGTTGAAACGGTTTAACGAGGACATCCAAACTAAGTATAAAACTGGTTGGTATTCTAATCTATATACGCAACAAGATATTCCACAACACATGGACGGTGAGAATAAAGCTGGATTGCAGATAGTTAAGAAACTAATTGATAATATAGGTAATACTCCCGAAGGACAATCTCTTATTAAAGATTTCTTTGATAACTTTACCGCTAATATTCAAGATAGCTTTAAAGATGCGGCATCTCGTATTGGAGTTAGTATTGACGCTAGAGGTAACGTAGTATATGAAGAAGGAAAAGTTAAGATTGATAATAATCAATTTATAGCACTTATTAAAGACGAGTTAACTCGTAGAGGATTAGATAGTAATTATCGTAAATATGCCGAAATCAATCCTGAAACTGGATTGCCTTATATGCCTGCATGGACTAACTTAGTTCGTAGTAAGATAGAAAACATTGTAAATAGTATATTTACTAATCGTGTTACTCGACAAGTACTTCCTGGTTTTCATGCTAGTCAAGTATCAGATGTTGGTATAACAGCTTTGTCTGGTCGTACAGATTTAAGAGATTTAATGCAATCAAAAGTAGAAGAGAAGCACGGATATAGTCTAGGACGTAAACTTACTTATCATAAAGACGGAAGTCAAATAGTAGAAATACTATTACCTAAATGGATGGTTAAGGCTTATAATACTTATGATAATGAAGGCAATCTTGTACATGAAGTAACTTTAGAGGACTTACAAAATGCTGGATTAGATACTATGATTGGTTATCGTATTCCAACAGAAGGTAAACAATCTATTGCTGTTATGAAAGTAGCAGGTTTGTTAGATGAATCTCAAGGTTCTACTATTGTAGTTCCTGATGAATGGGTATTACAAACTGGTGCTGACTTTGATATTGATAGTATTTATGGTATATATCATACAGCTTATTTCGATAGAAATGGTAAACCTCATAAGGTCGAATATATAGACGGAGAAGATGAAGTAAGTACTTATCGCAGATATATTGGTTATATAAATTCTTTAATAGATAAAGAAACTCGTAAAGCTACTAATTCTGAATTTACTAAAGAAGAATTTAAAGAAGCTCGTAAAGCTGCAAGAGAAACTGTTCGTAAAGCTAATGAAGAATATGATAAATTCTTAACTGACCAAGTTAGAGATTTAATAGCTGAAACAGATGAAACATGGGCTGAGCTTCCAAGAGAAATAAAAGATAATCTTACTATTACTTTTAAATCAAAAGAATTAAAGTTTGGTGAAAGAGTAGACGCTATTGTAAATAAGATAGACTTTTATGAAAGTGAATATGCTAATGATGAATATGTTGCTAAGTTTGCACAACAGTATCGCAATATTCAATCTGTTATTAATGAACAAAGAGAATTTTATCAAAATGTAAAAGATAACGCTGAACAACTAGCTATTGATTATGCTGATGAAACTCGTAGAGCTAGATTAGAACAAACTATTCAAGCAAGAGCTGAAATAGTAGGAGCTATGTCTCTTGAAGAATTTAGTCAATTAACAGTAGCTCAACAAAATACTCGTGATGCTCGTAACAATAAAATAGTAGATACATTTATTAATATAATGAATCTACCAGTATCTATTGGTGAGAACTTATCGTCTAGTAATTTTGAAGATATTAAAGCTGCAAAGAGTAGTATCTTTGAAGGTTTGTCAGAGACTTATCGTAATATTAATTCAGTAATTGCTCAAAATTGGTATCGTGATGCTAATATGTCCGGTGCACGTCTTAAAGCTATTTCTGTTAATCGTGACAACTTTGCCTCTATTGGTAATAAAGCTAAGACTATTATTGACGGTGCTCATGGTGGTTTTAGGTTTGTATATACATATAATACAGAGAAAGAAGCCAAAGACGCTCAAGCAAAATTAAGAAAACGTTTCAGAGACGTAACTAGAAGTGGAAAAGAAGTAATGGTAGACCATAATCAATTAGGTTGGAGTTACGATAATCTTAATATAGATAATCGTTTAATTACTCCTTACTCTTCTGAAACTACTGCACTTATTCTTGACGGTGTAAAAGAAGGTGGTGTACCTAATGTTGATTTATATACTTTCGATGTATATAAGTCTATTGTTGATTGTGGTGCAAACTATGAAACTTCTATCTTATTCGTTAATCAACCTGTAATAACCGAACTTATTGCTAGACAAAATGCTAATGATAATATATTCGGTGAAACTGGATTTAATCCCCTTATAGGATTGAGACGAGATATGTATATAAGATTGGCTAAGACTGTTGGTATTCCAGCTAATAGTATTACTAAGAAAACTCGTCTTAAAGATGTTAAAGCAATGCTTGAAGCTAGAGGAATAACTATCAATGAAGATGAATTACTCGAAGAAGGAATACGAGTAACTGAATTAAGAGAACATCTTAAAGATGATGTAGAAAGTACTAGCTATAATAATACAGATAATCTTATATATCAGATTAAAGCATTAAGGGCATTTGAATATTTCAAAGAGATAGGTGACCAAATCAATACTAACATGATGGTTATTACTAGTGATAAGTTTGGTGCTGGTAAATCTGCTAACGAAATTGATAATGTAATTAATCGTATTACTGATATTAAGAATAACAATATTGCTCGTATTAAGAAAGGTAATCCTGTTCTTAAAGCTGTTACAGAAGAAGGTAATAAATATCTTATAGATGCTATTTATCCTAAGATTAGTTTCAATACTATTAACGATATTAATCAGGATGATTCAGAATCAGCATATCCTTCTTTATATTATCAACTGAAGTATAGCTGTATAGCTACTGAAAAGATTATTCGTGATAGTGAAATATTCAAAACTCAAACTCCACAGTTCCGTGAGTTAGTTAGTAAGTTCGATGTTCGTAATCTACAAACTATTCAACAGTTAGAGAGTTTCATAATTAATATGAGTCAAGCACAATCTAATTTTGTTAATACTAATAGATTTATAACTAGAAGCGATAATGAGTTTATTCCTAGTTATAATTTGAATCTTATTAGCAGTCAACAGAATACTCGTGCTAGATTATATGGTTATACTAATGTAATAGGTAGCTTCGATATGTCTGATATGTCTGAAAAGAATGTAGAAGCATTTATGAAGTTGTCTCCTGCAAATAAAGTAGTATTGATTCAAAGATATACTTCGGATGATAATCTATTTAAAAATCTAAATGTGGAGTATAAAGGTCGTCGCAATAGTTATGATAGAATATCTATTATTGATAGTACTATATCTACTGAATCTCAATATCAGATGTTTCGTAATGCTTGGCATAGTAATAATCCTTTCGTTAAACTTACAGCTATGGATTTAGTAAGATATTCTATGGTAGTAGAAGGTTATAAGTTTAAAGGCGGAACAGTTAGTAAGATTATTCCTGTTGAGCTTTTATATGGACAGGATACTGGTATTGATTCTGATAATGGAGTTTCAACAGCTACTAATATTATTAATGATTCAGACAAAGCCATTAATAGTATGGTTCAATACGGTAGTGAAACAGGAACCTATGAAAGACTTAGTAATGATGATAAGGCAATAGAAAAATTACGTGACTTATTCTTTAGAACTAATCCTAATAATCCTGATGTACTTACATTTGAGAATAAGAAGTACAAAGAATCTAATAAGATAGTATTCAATAGACTTGGTGTAGGTATGCTTAGTTTTAAAGAAGCACAAGAACGCAGAATGATTACTGGTAGTGAAGATAATCGTAAGTATCGTCATTACGCTAAGACTAATGACAATAATAAAGTTCTACGTTTATATAAGCTAGTATATGATAATGATGTTGTATATATGCTTCCTACTAATCCATTGGAACAAAACGAAATTGGAGAAGTTAGTGTTAATCCTGATAATAATAGAATGTATCTTCCTTTAGATATACTGGAAGAAGTTTCTATTCGTCAGCACGACCCTGCATTTATTAGTTCTATTAATATAGCTATGAACTCTGATATTCGTAAGTTTGTAGTTCTTCCTAAGGTATTTGAAGTTGGTGCTAGTTTATTAATTGAAAAAGCATTTCCTAATAGTACAGTCTTGACTTCCCCCATAAAGGAGCAACAAATTGATACTTCTCGTAGATACATTATTGCTACTACTGATAATCAAGCTATACTAGATACTATTGAATCTCTTGAAGCTGTTGGTATTACTAATTATGTTGTTGCAGCTCCTAATATGAATTATGGTAATATTCGTAAACTTATTAATGATCGTAATAATGAGGATATTGCAGCTAAGAGACTACAAACTGCTATGACTAAGTTAGAAGCTAATGAAATTCAGCTTAGAAAAAAGAAGTCAGATAATTCTGAATCTCCTTATTATGCTCAACTTAAAGCTAGCATTAATCAAACTATTGAAGATGTTAATGTTAATGGTATTGGTTTTGTTCCTGTTCTACAAACTGTTGTAGATAATACAGATTTTAGAGCCGGTGGATATTTTAGATACGAAAAAGAAGGTAATGTTTATATTGTTACTAACTTAGGTCGTGTAACTACTAAATCTGTTAGTCTCACTCCTGACTATATGTATAGTAAGAAAGTAACTATTAATAGTGTTAGTCAATTACAATTCCCTAGACGCAATGCCATTACTCAAGTAGTTAAAGAAAACGCTAGATTAGATAAGTTTGCTAATAATAACATTATTCGTGTTCAGACAGAAGATAACTTTATTAATGAAGATGTACTTGAATCTGCATTGATAGATAATGATAAAGAGATAAATGATTATATATCTCGTGTTATTGAAAGTGTTGAACGTAGTAATGCTAATGTAGAAGAAGCTGCATTAAACGATGCTTTCCGTTCATTTACAGCTATTGATTTACGTTCTAATACAGCTACTAAGTTAAATGATAACTTACGTGAACAAGCGTTGAGAATTATCAATGGTTATACTAATAGACGTATTGATGATTTCTTATTTGATATACATAACTTCTTTACTACTTATGTTACTAATCCTGACGGAACTTATAAGTTAGATGAAAATGGTAACAAGATAGTTCAAGAGAAATGGAGTATAACTAATAAGAAGTTATTCGACCGTATGTTAGAGGACGAAACATTACGTACTCGTTATGAAATGTTCCTAGATGATATTAATAGATTTGTAGAAGACTATTCTATTATTGAAGCTATTCAACCTTATAATATTGATGAAGCTTATACTGTAAGTGAGACAGAAGAAGAAATCGAAGGTTTACGTAGAACTAATGACATGCTTAAACAGATTAAGGATAAGTTCAAACGTATCAAAGACTTAGATAATGTAGTTAAACGTAGTACTAAGATGTACTTCGATAGTTACATTACTAGTCTTTCTAGTGACCCTCGTGTACAATCTAATATGCTTAGTATTACAGAAGCATTTGAAGATGAAAACTTCTTCCAGTTTTGGTTGGCTGATAGTCAAGAAACACATATACCAATAGTTCAAATAGTTCTTAAACAAATGATGAATCAGTTAAGAGCTAGTGAAATAGAAGCTAGAGACAAAAAGATAGCGTTTACTTCGGCAATATCAACTATCATTGAGGACGCGAAAAACAACGGTATAGACGTGTCTCTGAACGATATTTTGGACGAAAATGGCAATCTTTTGCTGCCGTATAATGAAACGTTCACTGAAAAATTAAGGTCGCTAAAAGAGGCTGTAAAGCTGGCACAAATCGAAGACCCGAATGGTCGAGACGGTTTAATATATAAGAAAGCTAAAGATGAGTTAGAGAAGTTCTTAATAGATAATGTAGAACGTGAATACGTTAAAGAGATGTATCAAGAGTACTACAATACAAACCAGTTACTTAATAAATACCCTGAAACTTATGTTAAGTTAATGAAGCTATTGCATGAAGAAGGAGATATATTAAGTACAATGATTGACAATGATTATAGTACTCTTACTGTTCAAAATGAAAGACGTCTTAACGAGATTCAAAGTGAACTTACTGAAATGCGTGCTGTTATTGATGTTGACGGTAATTATAAAGAGAATTATTATGAAGCTAATGCAGTTAATAATTATCTATTGTCTCGTCGTCAACTTAATAATAAGTATAAAGAGAACAGACCTAAGGATGCTTTTACTATTCGTTATAAACAAGCTATTGAAGGACTTCAATACCCTGAAACATCTGAAACTTATCGAGAATCAGCTGAATGGCTTAAAGCTAATACTGACTATAAGTTAAAAGGTGAGTTCTTAGACGAGTTAAAAAAGGCTTATATGGATACTCGTGCTGGCAATCCTTTTGATAGTTTTGTTCGTACTATGGCATACGGTAAGTATGATGAAACAGGTGTTATTGACGGTACTAAGTTTACAGAAGTGCAAATAGCTAACTTAAAGAAACATCAAGAGCAAATGTTTGCCGCAGCTGTTGGTAGAGTTAAGCCAAATGAAGAACAAGCTCAAAAGTGGTTAGATGAGCATATAAGTTATATCAATACTGTATATTACGAAGCTATGTATGTAGCTATGAACAAAATGGGTAAAGTAGTATTTGATAAATGGTATAACGAGAATCATGTACTTAATCCTATTACTAAAGAATACGAACCATTAGCTATTTGGAAACAAATGGTAGTTAAGGACGAAGCTAATAATATGGAATATAGTCCTAAATATAAATGGTTAGAAACTAAAGTTAAAGACAAGTACAAGAATCCTAACTATGATGAAGTTAAGTTACAACCTTCTACTAATAAATATCGTAATGATAAGTATTACGGAATGAATAACTATCAGCAACAACTATATAATGAAGTAGATAATCTACTTAATAGTCTTGTTAAAGATAAACGTAGTCGTGCCTATATTAATCGTGGTTATTTACCTAATCAAGCTGTTGAACAACCTCATCAAGGTTTTACTGATTATTGGCAAGACTTTAAACGTAGTCATGGTTGGTATGATACTCCTAATAAGTCTGATATAGAGCTTAATCTATATAAAAGATTTAGTAATGCTCCTATGTTACATAGTTTATCAGAGATTAAACTTCTTCCTATTCGTGAGAAACAAGAAGGTGAAACTACTGATGAATATCTAGCTTATGTTCGTGAAACTCAAGCTAAGAATAATGAGTTACGTAGGCAAAGAGCACAGGAAAATGCAGAACGTAATAATCCTAATGTTCTTGAAAGACTTAATTCATTTATTGATAGCATGTATAACTTTAATACTCGTAATGATATAGCTAGATTAGCTAAGATTACTAGTAATCAATTACGTAATATGGATATTATTAAGAGAAATCCTAATGATAAACTTATGGATAATAGATTACTTAGTAGAATTACTGGTAAACAAGAAATACGTACAACTAAGAGCGATGATTCTAATATAGTTAAGCACTTTGAGAATCAAGTTCGTAAGTTAGTATTTAATGAATTTGAAATGGACGAAGGTACTCGTTCTAAAGTATCTCGTGTTATGCGTAATATGGTATCTAGTAAGTTTATGATGTTAAACGTTACTGGTGGTATTGCCAACGTATTATATGGTAAGACACAGATACAAATGGAAATGGCTGCCGGACAATTCTTTAAATACAAAGACTTCCGTAAAGGTGAGAACGAATGGATGCAGAATGTAGGTAGTTATTTAGCTGATGCTTATAATGAAACTACTAATAACGAAACTAATGCTATTATTAGATTATTCAATATTATTGAATCTGATATGATAACAGAACGTTATGGTAAAGGTAACAATCCTATGGGTAAATTAGAAAATCTGTTGTTTATCCAACAAACCGCAGGTGAACATTATATGCAGAACGCTACATTGTTAGCTATGCTTCATTCTCATAGAGTTGTTGCTGTTAATGGTAAGAATAAAGTAATGTCATTTGAACAGTTTGCTATGGGACTTAGAGAAGAAGCATTGCTTAAAGTTCTTCGTAAGAATAATCCTGAATTAGTTACTAAATATGAAACATTCAGAGATAAAGTACTTGAATCATATATTGAGAAAGAACGTTATGTTAAGTTTAAAGCTGATATAATAACTGACTTCTTACGCTCTGTTCCTAAAGAAATAAGAGAAGAGTTTAAAGCTACCTATAAAGAAGATACTAAAGAAGAAAGAACTAAGTTTGAGAATCACCCTTCTTTTAGAGAAAGTCTTATCTTGAAGAACGGTGTTGCTACTCTTAAACCTGACAGTGGTCTTACTAATGATGATATTGCAGCTTTCCGTAATAAGGTTATATCAGTTAATCATCAAATACATGGTATCTATGATAAAATTGGTGCTAATCAATTACAACAGTCTTGGTGGGGAGCTTTACTAATGCAATTCCATAAACACTTAGTTCCTGGATTCCAAAAACGTTTTGGTTATCGTTTAGGTCACTTTGACGGTATATATAATGAAACTAGAGAGTCTATTAGTAAAGGAACTTATGTTAGTTTAGGTGAGTTTATAGCAATGCCATTTAAGAAATACTACGAACTTAATGATAGTAACGAACTTCAAGCTGTTCGTACTCTTCAAGGAATTGCTAAAGGTTATGCAGATTTTGTAGCTAATCTTACTACTTATTATAACATTCTTCCTGAATATGATAAAGCCAATATTCGTAGATGCTTAGGTGAATGGATAGCTATTACTAAAGCAGTAGCACTATTTGTAGTAGGAAAATTAATGCTAGATGACGATGATGATTCTACACAAGTAGCTGACTATATCCTATATAGTGCTGACCGTCTAATGTCTGAAACTATTCAATATACTCCGTGGGGATTAGCTAATGAAGGTAAGAAACTATATAGTCAACCTGTTGCTGCATTAAGTATTGCGCAAGATAATCTTAGATTATTAGGAGCACTTTGTAGCTATATTATTACTGGTAATCCTGATGATTTATATTATAATTCAGGAAGCTATTCAGGTGAAAATAAACTTGTAGTAAATTTCTTTAAACAAGTACCATTAGTTAATCAGATTATAAAACATGAAAGACTTGGTGCTAATAATAGTTACTATAAAGTACGTAGTAGTCCGTTTAGTGGTTTAGGTCAAGTTGTTGCTAATATGATTACTGATGAAGATGAAGAATAACTAACTACTTAATATTACAACTCATGGTGAAGCCGGATTGCTTGTGAAAGTAGTCCGGCTTATTGTTTATATCAAAATAATTGCTACCTTTGCAGTGAACAAGTACCTACCGTCTCGGACTGTTGTACGAGATTTAGCATTTGCTATCTGACTAACTAGATTAGTTGCGTGTAGTGTGGAGAGCTAGGGAACTCGATTAGTCTTAGTACTTATAAGTATTATTTCATTTAGGCAGTGTCTCCGCCCTAGTGCAAAACCTCGGACGATAAATAGAAACAAAGCTACAAGGATTAGTAGAATGATTGTCAATAGAGATTGATTTAGCTTCACTACCCGAAAAAGAGCCGAATACTATTTACTCCGTCTATGACCTTACTATATCCAAAAAGTTCCCAAATGTTCTATCTAACGAAGAACATTTCCATGAACACTATCCCCAATGCCGTTAGTATTATTGTTTGAAATACTATTATCAATATTAACTTCACTATATCCCGCTAGCCTAACGGCTAGCTTTCTTCCCCCATAAAGGAGCAGGTTTACCGATAATTCCACTCCTTTATGGGGGATTTAGCGAGCTTTGCGAGCGTAGGCAAGTCCAGCAATACAACTATCATTAATACGTTGATTTTATCCAAGTACAACATAAAAAAAAGAACTATCAACAGTATTACTATTATCAATAGTTCTAATCTATTATGAAGTTTCTATGGAAGATTTCGTTAAAAACAATATTATCATTATTACTATGAATAATAAATATCCCCATAACTTCTTTTCAGCTAATTTTTTTACAATACAATAGATTAACATTCCAAATGGTATTGATGCAAATATTAATCCTCCTATAATTATTCCAACAGTTTCTAGTGTCATATTATTCTTTCTTTAATATCTTTTTTAGCTCTCTTGTAACCTTTCATATAACCTTCTATATAGGCTTTAGTACATAGATTTAATTGCATTGGAGTACAAGGTCTATAAATACAGTTCTTACAAGCTCTACTAAATCCATTAGATTGATAGGCTTTTACTTTAACGCTTATTCTTTTTGTCATAGTATTATAAAATAAGAGTACCAGTATTACTACTAGTACTCTTAATAATGTATAACTAAAAATGATTATTACTTATTATTCTTTATACTTCTTTTCTATCTCTTGTAGTTTGAGATAAACTTTATTACGAGCTTTAAGTTGCGGTAAACAACTAACATATCGCATAGCTTTACGAATCTGTTTAATCATGTACTTCTCCGACTTCATCTTTTATTTCTTCTTTCGGTTCAACATAATGATTCCAAGTATTCACGAACTGATTAAGTTCAACTACAATTTTTTCTCGGTCAAAAGTATCATTGTCAGCACTAGGAGTTATATCTTCAAGAACAACATGAAGAGTATTACTACCGTTCTTGTCTTGCATACGAGCTAGACTATTGCACTGATATACCTTATATGGTGTCTTAGGATTTACTACTTTAGATTTAATTCCATAAGTTTCTATGGATAATACATTATTTAATTTAAGCATATTTTTTAGTTTTAAATAAGTTCTTTGAAATCAACGCCAGCTCTTGTAAGACGAGAAAGAAGAGTATCAGAATAGTTTCTCATAGAAGTAAGCTGACAAGCCATATCATTTCTCTCTTCCGCATCAAGTTTCCTAAATATAGGATTACCATTAATAAACGCATTAAGTTTATTAATTTTATCATTAAGCTCTTCATATTCTGTAATTACTCTTTGAATATGAGGAGGATATTTACTTTCTTTAGGTTTAACATTAATACCATATTTAGCCCATTGAAGAACAAAACCAAGATGTGCCCAAATGTCATTAATAACTTCTTCCATAGCATATTGTTTGCCAAGTTCTTCGTTATAGTTCTTAGGGTCAACACAAGAAGAATGACGAACTATATCGAAACCACTACGAGTATGAGCATTAACAACAGTAGTCTTTTCTCCTATTGTTGTAACATCTACATTTGTGATAAAGTTCTCAACATCTTCTTTAATAATCTTAGTACCGTCATTATTCTCTGAAAGAGGATAATACGCAGCATCAGCTACATCTTTAGGTGTCCAACTTTTATATTCATCTGGATAAGTAACTTCATAATCCATATCATCAGGATGAGCATTACCTATTTTATAACCAGTTGATAGAGCCATACTAGCTCTCATTGGTTGAAGTTCAACTATTTTAATTCCAATTACTTTCATAATTTAATTATTTATTGTTTAAAATTAGTAATTAGTTTATTTTCCAGTACTACCAAATCCTTCTGTACCTCTTTCAGTAGTACCAAGTTCTTCGAGAGTTTCAACTTCATCCCAAGTAATCTTTTCACGATGACGAATAAGAAGTTGACAAACACGGTCGCCTTCTACATAAGGACATCCTTCTTTCTCAATTAACTTATTAAATTCTTGTCTTGCACACATAATAGAATTATAAGTATTTTCGTGTTTAACACGTGTAACAATATCGTTAAAAGCATTACCAAAAGTACTAATAATTCTAATTAATTGACGAGAAGTACGATTCTTGAAAATAACAAGAAGTTCTCCTCTATAACCCCAATCAAGAGTACCAGGACTATTAGGTAGATAATAATCTGTTTTAGTATTGCTACTACGTGGACGAAGTTCCATTTCATATTCATCAGGAAGAGCAAAATGTAATCCTGTATGAATAATAAATCTATCTTTATCTGCATCATATTCTATGCTCTTAGCATAGACATCACAACAAGCATCTCCTTCTCTACCATAAGTAGGTAATGGGACAGATTTATCTTCACGCCAAACTTTAACAGAGACATTATCGATGTCTCGTTCTAGTTTTTGATAAAGTTCATCTTGAGTTAATAAACCACCATTAAATTCAATAATAGCATTAGCTATTGCTTTACTTAATTTACTCATTATAATTATTATTTTTAAATTTATGATAAGAACAATCAGTTGGAGTACTAGGTCTTCTATAACAAGAAGTAATAATAGTATCACTACTTCTTTCTAAGCACGTATAATGTTTATAGAAACAACCTTTTTCTCTCTTTACTAAATGAATACAGTTACCACAAGTTCTGACTTTATTCTTCTTTTCCATATAGATACTTTAATAAATGAACAAACCTGATTATAAATATTACAAATATAACGTAACCTAATATCGGAATAAAAAATAAAGCACAATTAAGAGTAACTGTGCTTATTACTTCATCATCTAGTCTTTCCTTAGTAATCTTTAGTGCTATTGCAGTTATTACAAACTGAATAAAACATTCAATAACAGGGACATCTAATAAGATTGTTTTTAATACGGTTTCTAACTCCATTCTTTACCACAGTTAATACATTTAAAAGAAATCGGGTCACTTTCCTCTTCACGTGGAACTTCTTCTAGTCTAGCACCACAATTAGGACAACGTGGAACAGTAAATAACCCAATTAGTTTTTCAATAAAAGTTCTTATTCCCATACATTAGCTAGAGCATAATTAAGAGCTTTAAGACTAGTATTATAGTCACCCTCAAATACAGTATTCTTTAAACGAAGCTCTTCTGTCTTATAGTCTTTGACATTAGAAAAGTAGCCAGTAACAGCGTTATAAGCACCATAAGCTGTACCAGCTATTAGTCTTTGACCAACACCTTCCTGATAATATTCAAAAGAATCACAGAGAGTATTTAGTTTCTGCATAGATATTCCGGCAGCTTCATAGGCAGAATTATCTCTACGGAACAAACCGTTATATAAAGACAATTCATCTACTCTCTCGAATTCTTCCCCCGTAAGGAAAGTTGCAGAGAGATATTTTTTTACTTCTTCGTCTGATACTTTAGTTTTATATAATACTCGATACATATCTTCTTCCTCTTCTATCTTACGTTCGGTAAGACCAAGTATTTCAGGAACAGTAAGTATCTTAGTATTAACACTTTTGTTATGTCTAAAAGATATATAACTTTCAGCTGATATTCTAGCTGCATGAAGTGCGTTCATACAAATAACTCTTATAGGAGTAATCATCATTTGTACAGCACTTCCACCGTCATGACTATTAGTAAAGACAAAGTAATGTTGAATAGTATCATTAACACCACCAATATTAATATCCTTGTCAAAACTAGCCGACATGAATATCTTTTGTCCATAACCAAAGTAACCTGCTCTATCAAGTTTAACTCTACCACCAAGAGCATCATCGAAGAATCCGAAAGCCATTTGATTTTGTACTACTTCGTATCGAGACTTTACTTTCCCAAGAGGAATATTAGTATCAGTACGATAAGTTGCAAACTCACCAGGAACATCAACAAATTCAAAGCCGTTAACTACATTAGGAAAAATAGAACCGTCACGACTAGCACCATTATCATGTGCCGGCATTTTTGCAGACAATTGACATTTAGCAACTGTATAATCAAGTTTAGCTTTTACAATAGCTTCTTCTGTTGTTTTACAATCACTAACATCTACTCCAATTTTTCCTCTCCAAGCAATTCCACGAGCTTTGTACTTAATTCTATAATCTGAATCTCTAAAATTAAATTGCATATCTAACTTTTTAATAAAAATTTTCTTTTATTGAATCAATGGCTTGTTTACGATTACAACCATAAGTATTCATAATTCTCTCGATAAGTTCTTCTACCCAATCTTCTACTTCAAACATATTATTTAATTATTAATGATGTATTAGGTACTTGTTTAGCAATAGTAAGGTCAGCATTTAAATCCAAATTAGCTGCAACAGCTGATTTACTAGTAGAAGATTTAAATTCTACCTTATGAGGATTCTGTCCAATCCATTGAGCAAGATTGAAATTAGTAGCATTTGCTAGTTCTGATAAACGTATATTAATAGTTATTTCAGTATTAATAGCAAATATATCATCAGTAGTTACGTCTAAAAAAGAAGATTGTTCGGCTTCCGACTCCTCTATGGGGGAAGTTTCAGCTTTCATGTGAGCACTGATAATACGAGCAAGATATTCAATACTAAGACTTTCTTTAATTTCAGTACTTGCTAAATATTCAGTAACAATATCCACAAACTGTCGGATAATATCAGAGATACGAATATCATCTAATACAATGGTAGTTGTATTACGAGAATAGATTTTATAAGTACTGCCCTCAATAACTTTGTTACCAGATTTACCAGTAGAACCAAACATAAGAACAGCTTCAAGAACAGCATCTTTAAGACGTCTAAGAGTATTATCTTTTGTTTTCTTAATTTGGTTAACACGAGCAACTTCGTCACTACATTCTTTAACGTCACATTGATAACGTTTAATTACTTGAAGATAATCAGCAATCTTATCTTTAAGATTATCTTCGGTAATACCTAGTTTAGCAACAAGTTCATCTGTTGCTTCACCTTCTTCGAGTTGCAAGATAATATCCTGCAACTCGGCTTTAATACTAAATAAACTACTTCCCATTATATCTTGATTTAAAATAAGGTTTATCTTTAGTAGAATAACACATATAACTAATAGGACAATCCATAGTTCCCCACCTTTCACAATCAGAACATTTAGGAGGACTATCCTTTTTAATTAGTTTTAATAGTCTATTTACTAACTTCTTTAGAACTTTCATTTTCAAATACGTTTATCGGATATTTACTTTTAATTTCAAGAACAGTTCCTTCAACGATAGTATCTCCTATTTTAATAGCTCTAATACGAACTTTCCTATGATATGCAGCTTCTTTAAGATTACTTCCAAATTGATTAATTAATCTTTTGTTTTTATAAATAGCTACATAGAGACCTAGTTGATATTGTTGAATAATTATTTCTATATTACCAAATTCTTTATTCTTTATTACTGTTCTCATATTCTTCTCTAATTAATTTATTATGTTCAGAGATAGCTTTCATGATAAGACCGCGAGAATCCCAAAGACTTTCAGCACTAACACTTAAATAGTAGTGTTCAAGTACTTGTTCATTAGACATATTTTGAAAGTCTTCGATACAAGGAACAGCTCTAATAACTTCATCAAACTTATTAGTAATATCGGTTAATAAGCTATAAAGTTTAGAACGAATGATCATGTTATCAGTATTGTTCTGTTTTATCCTAGCAATAAGCATAGGAATTATCTCATCGTTTTGCATTTCTATGAGTTTTCTTATTCTTGTTACGTTTACGTCTCTTAGCAATAGCTTTATAATTAGAACCTTCTTTAGTAGAACTTCCTTTGTAACTATTGTTAGAAGGAAATACTAATTCAAGAGGATTATCATCAAGAAATATACTATAAGGATTATCAAATTTCATCTTCTTTATCTCCTAATGATTTAATATATTCCATAGCTTCTTCACGAGAATAACATAATTTATCTAATTCAATACTACGTTTCCACCCATTACCATTATTAGTAATAACAGTTACACCATACGTACCTTTAAAGCTAATACCATTAACTTTTCTATTGTATAACCCATGTTGATTATCTTTTTCAGAACAACTAAGTTCTATAATGTGATTACCAACAGTATGATAACTATCAATAATAGGAGTAAATACATTAGTTCCTTTAATGACACTTTGAAAGATTTTAGCTCTATCCATATTATTTACTTAATAATTCGTCAAGATAAGAATCTAAGTTCTCAATAATCATATCCAGACAATCTAATTGTTTCTTAAATAGCATCAGCTTGAAGTTACCAATATAATTATCTGTTCTACGAGCATAAGAAAGCTGACAATCTTCATAATTACTGTTAGCCTCTATACGAGTACTTTTTAACTGATTTATAAGATTAATAAGAATGAATACTTGTTTCTTCTTATCTTTCTTACTTATTTCAGCTATAATATCTAAAATACTTTTCATTTCATTTTCCATACTTACTTCCAGTTTGATTTCTACACCATTCAATATTAGTATAATGATTGTTAGCACTGTTACCGTCTTTATACCTAACATATTTATATACATTAGGCTTAGGATTAGTAACAAATGCTTGAGCAACGAGAGTAGCTATAAATAGCTTAACACTATTACCATTGTGAAACAATGTGACATGAGGTCGTTCGCAACCTTTACCACGATACCATTTAAGATAACGTTTACGATTATTAGACCAAACTCTTCCGTCTTCTCCTATACAATAGTTGGGAAAATTAGGAATAATAGCGAATCTGACTGTTGTTTTACTTTCTTCCATACTTTTTATTTAAATAACGTGCACGACGTTTAGCTTCTTCGTAGGAATAAACTTTCCTATGCTTAATAATATGATTAAACAAATCAAGAGGAGCATAAACACCAGCAGTACTTTCAATCTTACCGTTAAGATAATTGTCGATTTTCTTAGATAGTTCTTCACGAGTTATTACGATATATAAGAACTTGATAACATTACGATATGCAATATTATCATCAGGTTGTTTAACGACTATGTATTTAGCTTTTATTTGCTTCTTCTCCATTACTTCATTTACAAATATAATCAATCCTAGTATTAGACTAAAGAAAATCTTACTGTTTTTCAGCATACGCAGAAAAACGATTCTAAGGCTTGTCATTAAACGTAAGACAAAAATAGTATAGTTGTTTAAGGTTGGCATAATAAATCGTACAGAGACAAAATATCGGGTATTCTCGTTGATTTCCCCCATAAAGGAGTGTTGTTTCCTATACGTTCCGACAGTCCTCTTTGAGTACAAGCTGATGATTTATCTCACAATCAGAATATATAGTAATAACACTTAGCTTTACAGGGGAACAACAAAAAGCCCTACCACTAATCTTTCGACTAATGATAGGGTAAGAATCAAACCACGACTTACTTTAACAACTTATATACTACAAGGTTATCATCCTCTTCTTCTTTTACTAACTTAACATTAGTATCTGACTTAACATCGAGAGCTTGTATAATATCAGATGCAGAAACAGAATAATAACCATAATCAGAAACAGATACATTTCGGCATTGACCTAGAACATTATCTGTAACAAAACCTAGATACATACCGTCTTGTCCTTCTATTGGGTCGAACTTAGACATTATAAGCATCTTTAGTTTATTATTCAAATGTATATCTTTTATTATCAGTTTCTTTTTCTTATAGTCTATATAAGATTGATTATAATTAACTTTCTTCTTCGTTATTATTTGGTAATCTTGTAGGCTCATTATCAAGTATTTTTATAACATTTCCATGTGAGGGGACTTCCTTGACACCTGACCTACATCTAAATTCAGCAAACGCTATCTTTCCAATAAACTTGTCTTTATTAATAAGATAACTTTGACGAGTAGAAGCATCACCAACTGGCATACATTCAAATGTTTCACCATTAATATCATTACGAAGAACAAACTTACTAAAGTTAGGTCGTTTAGCTCCTTCAGGAATAATATCTAGGATTTCGAATTTACCGTCTAATATTGGTTTACTTTTGTACATAGTAGAATTACGTTTACCAAACTGATATGTAGCATAAGGATTTCGAAGAATAGCTCCCTCGAACTTAGCTTCAACAAAGATGTCTCGATATTTAATAATATCTTCATCTCCATTTACATCATCATAAGTATGAATAAGAACGAAACGATTCTTATTATTCATGTGATAATCAAGAATAGCTTTAGCATTAACGTAATTAGGCATCTTAAACTTGCCAAACTCTGACTTCAATAATGATATACGACTAGTTTGAATCATATCATCAATAGCTAAATCATAACACCAAAATTGAAGAAAACGATTATACGGACTTTTAAGATTCTCGGCAGCACTTAGAATATCATTTAGTTCAAGACCTGGAATATATAATTCTCCGTCTAATACTAGATTATCTTCTAACATACGATTGAATAGCCTGTCTGTAATAACATCATCAAGCAATACATTCTCCAATACAGGACATTTATATTCAAGTCCTTTACGACTATGAAATACAAGACCTTTAGTTTTAAAGAATCCTTCACCACGCATAACAGCTGATATATTACAACGAACACCGTTAATCTTAATTTGAGCTAACAGGTTTTGTTCGTTATTATATTCATATATCTTAGCTAGCATAGGAAGAACAAATCCTTCATTATTAGTATTGTATTTAGGAAGATACATATCAAGATAATGTTTCAAAGCCTCAATATTAGGTATTTCTTGAGGAGCTGCATCATATAATTCAGACAGTTCCATACCTCCTTCTCTACGCTTAGCTGCAACAATAGTTTTCCATTCTTTCTCAACACCTCTAGGTGGAACATATTCAGATGTAGTTCCTTCTTTACCAACAATACCATACTTTAGTATAATCTTGTGTCCTAGTATTTCAGCTGACCAAAAGATTGGTTTACCTTGTGCATTACGCTTATAAAGAATAATACTTTTCGATTCGCTCATAGTTCTTCAATTTTATATTTGTTAGGTTGTTCACGCATAAGACCAATAGCAACTTCTCTATCAATAATCATAGACTTATTAGTTTCAATAACAATAATTCTAACTTTAGAATTAACAGGAGTTGCAACGGATTTTCCACCATTAGAAGAAGATGCAACAAATCCACACTCCTTTATAGGGGAAGATTTAGTAATTCGTTTAGCACTAGTCTTATTAGTTCCACCTCTTTTCTTTTCGTAAATAATAGGAGGATGAGTTTCTTCATATTTAAGATTAGCTTCATGAATCTTTTCAAGAGATTCTTTATCGTATCCTAAATATAAGAGAGCTTTCATTATCCATTTATATCTGAAATGAATAGTCTGAATATAAGGATAATTAGGTAAATCTAATTCATGAAGATAATTAGCAATAGTATCAGGAATACCTTTAGTATTACAGTTATGTCTAATCATCCTAATGTCTGATTCATCTAATTCATAACTAAACGGATTTGTGTCTAATTTCATTTGCTGTAAGTCTTACAATTATATACTTTTTAGGTTTACCTATTCTCGCATGATAGAACTTGAAACACTTTAGATAATCAGTACTTTCAGTCCACTGTATAAAGTTTCCTTTAGATACCGAAGTATTAGCTTCATAATTGAACTCTCTAGGTATCTTATGAGAACTGTATAAATCTTTAACCAAGTATTCTTTAATAATCGCAATATGTTCTGCATTATCAAAGTCAAAGTTACCATAGATTTTTATCTTAGAGAAATCTATTGGTGTACCGTCAGATAATGAAATACGAAACAATGTATTAGGATTATCAATCATTTGTTGCTTAATATGGTTTAAGCAACTCTCTTCTTCATCTGTTAAAGGGTACATAAAATAATAGCTATGAACAGCTCCACTATTACCGAAACTATTTATAGCTATTCTTCTCAATGGTGCGAATGAGTTAAAGTTAATCACTCGCAATTCTTCTTGCGCTTTAGGCAGCGGCTTATATTCTTCTTCTCTAATCATATTCAAATAATGATTCTGTTTGTTCTATGAATAAATTAATAGTTTCTTTAGAATACATAGTAATTAGCTCCGAGAAATCTTTAGCTCCATAACTTCTAGGAATAACAATAGGTATAATACCATATTTTTTACGTAACCTACGAGCACCATGTACACCGGTCAGGTCACAGTCGTAGAATGAAACAAGTATTCCACCGTCATTTAGTTTAGATTGAAGCCAATTATATTCGTAATCTTTAAGAACGTAGCTCTCCGAAGTAACATTAATTACTCCTATTTTAGACTCTGACAAATTCCCCCTTAAAGGATAGGAATGTAACCAATTACTTAATGCTAGATTGTCTTTATATGATTTAGTTATAATAATTATATCATACTTAGGCTTATCAAGATTAAGTATTCCAACAAGACCATTATGATTGGTTATGAACTTTACTTCTCCCTTACTTCTATCTCGAAGAGGAAAGTAACATTCAATATTATAGATACCATTACTATCTAGTCCAGTAACATAAGCATAACAAGGGTCAGATTCTTTATACTTATATTTAGGAATAGGTTGACAATATCTATTAATATACATTTGGTCAACAGGATAGACAAAATGAGTATTAAGCCAATGAAGACCAATTCCCCATTTTTTCCAAATATTCTTATCGTTATTATTCCAACTTCTAGTAGCTACTTCAATAATAGGTTTACTTGCTTTGATTTTAGATATTACTTGTTTAAGTAGAATTTCATTCTCATCGTCAACTTCCCCGTCATATATTATCTTACGAAAAGTATAAGCTATGTGCTTTAATACATAATAGAAATCTGTCTTATTAGCAACATTTATATGACGACCAGTTTTAAAACTTAGAACATAAGCTACTAAGTCAAAACAGTCGCCAAACAGTACGCCTGAAAAATCTCTAACTTTTAGCTTATGTTTATTATTGAAAGCGAAACCTAAAGTAGGATGATTATCAACACGTAAAGGAGAACATATAAGAACATTGTTTTCAACACAATCGTTAACTACTGATACAGGTATACCCATATACTTAGCCATAATCATTTCCTGACTAACCTTAGATAATATAAACTCTTTTGTTAAATCTTGTCTTATTCCTCTACGCATAGTATAACTAGATAAAATAAGCCTAGTTTTACACTAGGCTTATAACATTATTAACGAAATATATTTGGATTATTTAGAATGGAACTCTATCATTGTCTTCTGAATCAGGAGCAAATGCAGAACCTTCAGTTGGATTAAAACCACCTGCCGCACCAAAGTTTGGCATACCACCCATATTAGGTTGAACAATTCCTGCGCCCATTGCAATACCACCAATACCTGGGGCAGCTACAAGATTAGGAGCTTTCTTTTGTTTTGATTGAACACCGTCCATAGGAGCAATACGTTCCTTAGTAATATCAAACATAAGACTAGGTTCTTTAAAATGAGTAGCATCCAACATGAACTTCTCTTCAAAGATACCTTGTCCGACAATGTTCGGAAATACTAAGTCGCCTTCTTCTGAACCTTGACCGGAGAAAACCCACTCACCTTTGTTCTTGTAGTAACGATTAAGTCTGACCCAAAACTGTCTTTGGTTGCCTACTTTATCAAGTAATGCAGATTTACCATTCTCACCACCTGTTTCAACAAGTTTAACTACATTGTCAAACAGAACTCCCCAAGCCTTGATAACATCTTCTACTTCAACTGGTTCATACTGACCATTATCATCATAATCAACATAACCAAGTTCAAGCATTTCAGATTCTTCGTCAGTCATTTCACGACCTTTAAATACAACTACATCAAGGAAGTGTTTTATCCAAGCAAAGTCCATATTAATAAACTTCTCTTTAGCACCACCAGGAATATAGTCAACATTACTTTCATAGGGCCAAAATGTCTTACTAGCAACACGAACATCAGCAGGATTAGTATGAAGAGAAGTAGCTTCAATAACAAGCTGTGGAATAGCTTTTCCTGCAAATGCTGGACGCATATTGTTATCTTCCTTCATAGTTACCCAAGCAACACGAGCATGGAGATGACCAACAAATAACCAAAGATTATTAATAGCATCTTTGTGAGAGAACTTCTTACGAGAAGTAGTTCTTGTTTCATTACTAATACCTCTACGACGCTTTTTAGAAGAAGTAGTTGCAGCACTATTAGCTGGTTGATTTACTACTGATTCATCTACTTTGGCAGTTCCTTCTTTTTGAGTACTCATAAAAATTGTTTTTATAAAGATTAATACTAGCAATAACAAGTTGTACAGGCTTGCTATTATTTATTGCAAAGTTTCCAAATATAATAAATTTCAAAATTATAGCCAATAAAAAAGAGCTAAATTCAATTAAGAATTTAGCTCTTTATAATCTAGCTATTACTGGAAGAAGTCTTATTTAGCTGACTGACGAACAGAAGGTTCTTCATCAGACTGGAAGACAATCTTGTAAGCACTAACTTCAACAGTTTCTTTTTCGTCACCGATAACTCTACCAGTTTCAACAGCAACAGAGAAAGGTTCGTTAAGTTTAACCTCGAATACACGGTTAATTTTCTCTGCATCTTCACCGAGATTCTCTTTCAATTCATTCCACATACTGGAATCAGAGAAAGTTAACGGCAAACCAACACCATTAAGATTGGAAGAAGTAGAAGTACGTGCACCAGAGTAAGCACGAGTAACAGGAGAATAATCATCAATAGTGATTTCTTCTACTGACTTGCCAAGTTCCTCTGCAATCTTCTCTTTGTTCAGTTCAAAAGCAGCAGCTTTTTGTTCAGCTGTCATACGAACACCAACAAGTTTAACTTTACCGTCTTTCTCGAACAAAGGTACACCTTTACAGATACCATACTCACCAAAAGTTTGGATAAGTGCAGCACGAGCAGCTTCTGTACCAAATTCAACATTGTTAGCTTCGCACCATGCAACAACTTCAGCATCACGTTCAGCAATAGCTGCATCAATATCAGCAATATTACTAATAAACTGAACTGTATCGCCAGGAACAAGACCCATGATACGAGTAACTGCACCTGTAAGACTAAACTTAGCTTTAGTGCTGTTAGCTGTCAATGTAGGTTCGTTACTAGATTGCATTACTCTCTTACCACTCTGTACTGCGGAAAATCCAAATTGAAGTCCCATAATTGTAAAATTTTAAATGATTAATAATTAATTATTAAAAGTGAGCATATAGCTCATTGTTAGCGTAAAGTTTTGTCTTATTTCGTATCTATTGATTAGTAATAGTTAGACTTCTATTACTATCAAATCTCTACAATATCAGCATCATCAATACTCATATTGTTCACTATCTTAGCTTCTGTTGTTTCCATACAACCAAGTATGACATCAGCTGCTATATCACGAGCTGCAAGCGTAAAAGCTCTATGACCGATAAGTGTTCTCATATACTTAGTATAAGTATCTTTACTAGCAAGTCCAGCAGTTACAGCATCGCTATAACTAAAATGACCAATACTAGTAATAACTCTATTATCTACTATACGAGTAAGTTTATATTCAGTAATATAATCACAAGGAACATTAGGTATTCGGAATATTGGAACTAATCCTTTCGCTGCAATATCTTTAGCTTGTTGTTGATTAGCTGCAACACCAAACTTATTATTCAACTGATATTCCTTGTAGATTGTACCGTTATAATCTTGATAATTTCTAACTGGATAAATACCAATTTCGTCATTATCAGCACTAGCATTAAATTCATCAGCTTCTCTCTTGCTTTTGAATCGCCTACAATAGTCAGGTATCTTACTATCTATATAAACATTATTACCGTCTGTATATTCATACAGAGCTATATAATCTTTTGTGCACTCCCATGTTATAGCTGCCTTCAATAATAATGCTTTAATTAAGTGAACGTCTAATGTAGTTTTACCATTAATAACTCCTAAATGTTCAATACAACTAGTAAACGGTAAACCTAACTCTTTAGCTCGGCTATATATTGCAAGACCGTCTTGAATAGTCTTAATACCGCACTTATCACTAGACATTACTGATTTCAGATACAACTCTAACTTACTCCTATCATCGGGATTGTAAATGTCTAGGGTATTAAGAGCAGAAGCCATAACCATACTATTATTATTTGGTTTTGCTTTTGGTTCTGTCTTAGCTAGAGTTCTTTCATTCTCTGTCTTTACTTCTTCCATTATTTCAAAGGTCGCTTATTGATTACTCTACAAAGATACTAGTTTCTTTGTTAACTCCAAAGACTAGCATCAATTATTCTCCTATTATGAAATCAATTTCATTATCTTTAACTATTTCATAGTCTTTTCCTCCTTTCGTCTCTATTAACTTCTTCTCTTCGTTTGTACCTCGACAATATATCTTATATATAATGTTAGGTACAGAACTAAAAGATAGATTAGGTATTCGATATTTTAAGTCTCGTATGGAGCTACAAAGAGGTGACGTGAAAATTACAACGTCTACAACTCCTTTAAAGCTCGTATCAATAGAATTATTTGCCGACAATACTTTCATATAGTCGTCATTAAACAGTTCCAAATTTCGCGTTCTTTGGGCTTGAGCTTTTATGATTACAGGCTGTCCGACTTTAGCTCCTGATTTATATACTTTAGGTTTTCCGTTTTTGTCATAAGCCTGTATTCCTTCCATATCGTTATGATAGTTTCCGCAATAATCATACTGTAATATACTTATTCCAGTTTGGAATATCTCACCATTAGTCATAATAGATTTACCCTCATACTTTATATTAGCATTTAGATATTCTGTTACTTTACTGGCAAATACACCATTCTTTGAAATAATTAGTATTCTCTTGCCTATATTTTCCTTAACTATATCAAGTATAGCATCTAACTTAACAATATTATCAGTTACTATCTTAGTTCTTTCTCTGATAATATTATAAGTTTGATTAACTCTCTCAATTAAAGAACTAGGATTATATAGTTCATCTATCTTACGACACATAGCATCGGTCATATCCATTTTAGCTGACCAACCATTACTTTCCGCTACTTGCAATCTACAAGTTTCGGCTGCAATATTTAGTCTAGGATTACCAGTACGACATTCTTCTAACTTATCAAAACTACCAAATATAGTAACACTTTCATTAATATATTGGCTACATCTATCATAATAGATTCTATCAGCATCAGTTAGGACAACACCTTTTTGGTACTCCTTTATGGGGGAATGAATAGAACGATTGATTAAGTGAGCATAATTAATTTCATATACTTTAGGCGCATACTTATACATAAGTACAGCATTATCAGCAACACTATCAATAGAATTGGTAGCAAGTAATTTAAACTTAAAGTAATTACCATTATACTTCTCTGCAATTTTTCGGAACTTCTTAACATTAATAGTAATAAGAACATCTTTATGACTATTAGCACTTGGTTTATATGGAGAACGTTCAACATATTCACGAGTAAGTATAAGACATTTCTTATCAGTAATTAATTGTTTATGAATGTCCTTTAGTTCAGAAGTGTTGTCAAGATAATAAGTAATGTTAGCTCTATCTTCCATTGTCTCTGTTATTATGAGAGACGTAAGTTCAGGAGTTTTAGCTACCATTTTATCAAGAACCATTGTAACGAAATTCATTACGCTTAATGGTTCGGATAGAATAACACTACCCACACCTTTGTTATCAGACCATTTATTAGCAGCTTCATTATAAATATCAGTTACATCATTCATAAGACAAGTTGTCCTTTATAATATTCAGGATTAATAAGAACATAACTATGATTAAGAGGACTATTTAATAGAATAATATTATTATTTATTAAAAAGTTCCAACCATAGTTATTAGTAAAAGAAATGATTAAATATTTTAATATAGTATCATAACCTACTATCATTCCTTTAAATCTACCATACATAATCTCTTTTCCAAGATTAGCTATACATATCTTTTCTATATCCATTTTATCAATCAAACAAAGTATTTCTCATTCCATAGTATTTCTTAACTAAACGTTTACCTTTACCTTTATTATTACGACTTTGTTCTATTGGTTCTATAATAGCCATAGCTTCATTATAATAATATAAGTAATTAACATTTAATTCAGATATATCAGTATCATCAACAGTATTACATATAGAAACACGTTGACCTGCACATAAAGAACTCTTTTTAACTTGTTCTTCACCATTATCATTCCAGCCCATACTCTCAACTTTCATGAGGGTTCCCCCCGTAAAGGAGATGTAAAACCTTGTATTCCTCTGCACCACATCTGTTCTTATCTTTCCGTCTACTACATGAGTAAACTCTAGTCTATACTTATGATTGACATTTTGAGTACGACAGAAATCAAGAATAGATTTAGCATTACGAAGAGTTTCCATAACAGGAGTACCGTTAATAAAGTATTCAGTAACACATTTAGCTACAATAGGAGAATTATATCCTTTAGATAAATCCTCTAAGAACATCTTAGGATTCATTCTACCTTTGAATTTTCTACCATTATTAGGTTTTACAGTAAGATAACTATTTACTCCTTCTGTAACATACTTAGTATATGGAGTAAATTCACCTGTCAATCCAACTACTTTCTCCCATTCGTGACAAATATTACAATATAATTCAAACTTATCTTTTGGTATTATAGAAACAATACCGTCAGTATTAGCACTTATTATATGAATGCCTGCAAGTTCAAGTTTCTCTATTAACATTAGTAGAAATAATTGCCCATTAATAGTAACTTGATACATTGCTTTCTTATCACACAAGAAAGATTGTTCACTACCCATTTTACCAAATATACCAGCATTTGCTACAATCTTTAGACAAGCAGCAGCAGTAGCATGTTTATCTCTTTCTTTACTATCAAGAGATTTATCTTTGGATAAATGTTTATGTTCTAGTCGTTCATCAACAATAGTATCAGCTATACGAAACCATGCCTTAGGAAGCAGATGTTTCTGACATACTTTAAGACTTCTAATAATATTAGGATACATTGAATTAATATCAAAATCACAAATATATATATCAGAAGTACTAACTCCAATATTGCCACTACTATCATAAGGATTACCAATAGTAATATCAGTAGCACCTGAATAATCAGCAGAACTACAATAAATGTTCGGAATCTCGTTTGAGTGTAAACCGCCTGTTGCGATAGTGTATGACGTGCCCATAAAGGTAAATTCCCTGTCAAATTCGCCCTTTTCCCCACGTAGGGTTAGCGAACGTATGTCTGACAAAATATCGTTCAATTCAGGCGTGGAAAATGCGATTTTATCTGACAAAATTTCGGAAACTACGATTTTCCTACGTATTGTCTTAGTATCGATGAAGGCTTTAGGGTGTAGACCAGTATATTTACTATATAGTTTAACAATAACTTTATCAGCTATCGTACTTCTACTTGCAGAGAATACATCTACTTTATATTCTTCACTAATACGATACCTTAGAAGAACTTCTTCTTGATTCATTCTAATTAGTTCGGCAACAATATAAACATCATTGTCATTATAATCAGCCATTTCTTGAAGATATTCTTTAGGTATGAATCGTTCAAATACATTACGATAATGGATATTAAGTTCTCTATCTGTCATTCCCTTAGCTTCGGGAAGTCTCTCGTGATAATAATGTCTATCTAAGTCACCAATAGGTGGCATAGTATACTCTTTTAGATTATACCATTTAATATTAATAGAAGTCTGTTTAAGACTTTTATGATAATGGTCTAGCCTAAATATTTGGAATAAATCCAAGTCTCGAAATGCCACGTTATTACGCAGTATAAGAGAAGTGAAGTTATCAGTCCAAAGAGTATCATTATTAGAATTACGAATAACTCTCTGTGATGTTTCATATAGAAATGTAATAAGTTTACTAGGTTTATCAAATTGATTATAATACATTAATAATGCACTTAACATTAAGCGGTCGTACTTACGATTATTATAACCGAAGTAATCTGCCTTCTGTATTAACCAATATAATAGATTAAATAAATCACTATCATCATCTTCATATAAAACAAAACGTTTCTTAGGTATTGTTTCTAAACGTTTCTTTATCTCTGTAACACTAAGTTTATCAATAATAGGAATAGCTTTTCCCTCATTATCAACACAATCAGAAAATGTTTTAAGATAACTACGTAAATCAACAAATACTACCGAGAAGTAATTTCTAGTTACTTCGACATCATAACACATAGAACTCATATACTTATACTTTTTATTTACCGTAACACAAATATAAACGATTTTTGCATCTACTACAAGCAGTATATAATCTACGAAGAGTTTCATCTATATTTCCCCACGGATTACCAGTACGCATATCAAATACAATATCATTTATATCTACATATACATCAGAATAAGTACTTCCTTGAGCTTTATTAGCTGTAAGAGCAAATCCATAATCTAAGTCACGACTAAACTTAATCTTACCAGTAGACCTATCTAATAAGTTAACTAGTAATAAGTTCCTCTCTCTAAATTCATAGTATTCCTTCCAACGCTTGCTTCTATTATATTTCTCTGCATTAATTGCATTTTGAATATAAGTTTCACCTAACTTATAATAAAGCATAACATTATTTAAATTAGAATGGTCTACTACAAATAAAGGTTTAGTTCTATTACCACCATTAACTTGAATGAACGTAACATTGAATCCAAAGATTTCATCTTTATTAGTAAAATTCTTAATATCATGTATTATATAATCTTCAGAATTTACAATAATAGTATCTTTAAACTCATCAACAAAAGTATTATAAGACATTACTAAATCATTACGAGTTAGAATTGCTTTATCACTACCTTCGATGATATTGTTACGAATAAATTTATTCCATTCAGATACAGATTTATTAGTATAAGTTATTAATCGACAAGTATCAACATCTCTAGTAAACTCTTCATTATAAAATCCGTCTATTACAAGAGATTGAAACTCGTATGCACCACAAGTATAATATCCTTTAGTTTGAGTTGAATCGAAAGCATACCTGTTTTTATTGATATATTCTAGGAATTTCCAACTCCTATTATCAATATCTTTTCTTAGTATCTTTAATAACTCACTAACAGGATTATCTTCTTCTTGTCTAACAATCTGTCTAAGAGTATAAAACTTAACATTATCAAAACAACGTGAACGAGACTCTTTAACTGGTTGAAGTTGATGAGCATCACCCATAAAAATAAGCATACAACCAAACTGTTCACATTCTCTTTCTATAAGAGTTTTAAGATTAATACCAATCATAGACGCTTCATCAACAATATATAACTTATATTGCTTAATCTTCTTTTCAGCTAATGGGTCAAAAGGAGGATTATTAATATCAAAATCAGTAACATCAGTATTAAGTCTTAAACCTAAATCACTAGCCACAGTAGACGTAGAATATCCAGTAGATGCACGAAGTACACGAGCAGCTTTATGTGTAGGAGCTGCAAGACCAATAACGGATTTAGATAATCCGCATCGTCTAATTACTTCACGTATCATATATGTCTTTCCTGTACCTGCCGAGCCAATAAGAGCACGTTTATAATCACCTACAACATAACCTTTCTCAATAAAAGCTACTAGGTTTTCATAAGCAATCTTTTGGTCACGAGTAAAACTATTTAAGACTTTATCGTCTTTCTTAGCATCATCAAACTTTTCAAAATTCATTATATTTTAATAAGAATCTATCAATATTATCACGACATTTAAGTATATAACCTTTAACAGGTAATCCTATCTTAAATGGAATATAACAACTAGGCATAACACAATAGGCATCAGTACATCTAACAATTTTAGTAGGTCTACCATAATTATCTAATGTACGAGTATATATTGTCTTAAAACCTTTACATGAGTATGAACGTTCAGATAACATAATAAGTTCATTGCTATCTTTAGGTTTAAACTTATACATGTTATCATGTAGAACGATAGTTCCAGTAACAATCTGCATTATTACTTTCTCACGAGGAATTTTCTGTTCCTCATTTACCGCTGATAGTTTAAAACTTAATCCCATAATATTAAGGTTTGACTATTTGGTTAACACTATACTGTACGCAACACGTTCCTTTACGGGGGAATATCTTATATTTATCAGTATTCATAATTCTAGGTAATGGAGTAATTTCACAACATCTATCACTATGAACATCTACGATAATACAATGATAAGCATTAACACATAAATCATGAGATATAACAGCTTTAAGTCCTTCAAAATATACATCAAAAGTACTATCAGGATTAACACATTGTTTTAAATCTACAATCATATTAATTAGCTTTAGTTTTATATATTTCGTATAACTTATTAAACTCATCAGAAGGCATACAAACAATAGGAACATTAGTATGCATTTGTTCTTTAGGAACAATACAATTTCTTGCAGTAATTATTCTATCATCTTCAACAAACATTGTTTCAAGAACTAGACAATTATCAGCATCTAATATTTCTTTACACTTAGGACAGATATAAATATCATCTGTACCAAACACAAGAAGCTCATCACCACAGACTAGACATTTACCAGTCGTGACAATGAGCTTACCATTATCTTGTTTAAACTCGTTTAATTTCGGCATAACTAGGAATACGTCTCCTTTCTTCCATTCTAACAAGTTTAACACTAGTACTTTCAAGTACATTAAGAGTAAAAGCTACTAATTTGTAACTTTTCTCACCTTTTCCAAATTTAATTTTCTTCTTAATCATTTACGTTTAGTATTTAGTTATTACTTAATCGGAGTATCTGACGCTCCGCTTCGCTCCGCTTTATTCCCCCTTAAAGGAGTTGTGAATTGTTTAACCTTTTTGCTTAATTTCATTTATAACAGCTCTATTCTTATCAATACTATCATTGCTATAAAGATTGTAACTATGTGTTTCATCAATATTTCTATTAATATCAAGAACAAATAGATACATACTAATATAAGAAGTATTACTAAGATTGCAATTAGTATAAAGGTCACTAGAGAGTTTAGTACTATACAATAGACTAAGTTGTATCTTCTGTAACTCTTTAAACAATTTAGTAAATTCTTTCTTATCCATGTCGGTATATTAGTTTTTAGTTAATAATCAATTAAAAAGGAGAGGACGCTTCCTCTCCTACTATTAAACTATTGACACCTAATTCTATCTCACGACAGTAATTTAATTAGGGGTAAAAATTAAAAGACAAATAAAGTTTTTCTATCTCACGACAGTAAATGCAACTTGTATGTTAAACATAATACTATGTATTTATAGCTGACATTTTACGAAGAGGATTTCCCTTACTTCAACCATTTGGTTAATGTTTCAACTTAGATTAGTCATCATCAGAGCTATCATAAGAAATAGTACAATTCTCACGAACAGTACTATTAGAATTCCATAAAACCTATATCTACTATCTTCACAAACAACAGATATAAAAACTACAATACGACAAAATTTAATTTTAGTTTAACTAAAACAGACAAACAAAATTGGCAAATTACTTATTGTATATCTTTGTATAATCTACACAATAAAAATCAGGACAATCCTTAAGAAATGATTCACATATTCTACGAGCTTCATCTTTACTATTACCAGAGTAAAGAGTTTTAGCATTACCATTAAAAGACTTTCTTAGCTTATCATTCTTATCTAAGAATACAAGATGATTTTCAGAACAATAGAATACAGAATAAATCGGAGCTTTACTAGCTTCATATTTAGCAAGAAGTTTATCATAAGATTCTTTAGCACTATCTCTCATATCACTAATATATTTGATATAAGGAAGTATAATGCTATCCCATTGTTCAACAGCTTTAACCTTATCTTCAATAGAATATTCACCGTCAAGAATATCTTCAAGAAATTGATTTAATGATTTCACATTAATAGATTCAATATCTTTAATAAGTTCTTTATTAAGTTCTCCATTAATAAAGCGTTTATGAAATTCTTTCTCAGCTTTATTAATAATATCAGAACCCATACTAGCAGCAATAATTGCTTCAATAATCTCTTTCATTATAGTAAGTTTTAAATTATACAATAAAAAACTCTACTAATATTACTCTAGTCTCACGACTTGAATAATCTTAATAGAGTGAACCGACATTACTTAACCCTTTTGTCAGATATGAATTAAATTGAGTATATATCGGAATTATACTAAACGTAAAATCATTGTAATAATAGCACCAAGAGCAATAATAGCTGCAATAACAAATGCAGAAGAATTATACTGATTCTTAGCTTTAAGCTCTTCACAATCCTTCTTAGCTTTAGCTAAATTAATTTCAAGAGATGCAATGCTATTTTTAAGAGCCTTGTTATCAGCTTCTAAAAAGTTATTACTAGTAACAAGTTTAGAACACTTATCAATAAGATTCTTTTGTTCGCTAGAAACTTTCTCATAAATATATTTATAATGATTAAGACCAGCATTAAATTTATCCAAATCTTTGCGCAAACGAATAACTTCTGTCTTTAACTCATTGACAGTAGGACGTTTCTTACTAAGAACATCAACTTTATTATTTTCTTCCATAACTATTATTATTTAATTAATTTTCAATATGAGTTATATCTAAGTCGAGGTCTATATTATCCTCACTTAGAGTATTGCCAGTATTCCAATTATTAGCTATTTCACAGTCAAGATAGTCTATATCGTCTACCAAACCACAAATAGGAAATTCTATGCCTTGTTCTTCGTACATAATCATAATCGTTTAATACGGATGCAAGTATAGAAATAAATAATTGAAATACCAAACAATACAGATAATTTTATTAATTGATATTACTAAATGCTATATATGATTTATAAATAGAAACAATATCACTAGCAGGAAAACCGTAATTAAGAAGAGCATTAGTAATCTCGGCAGTATAAACATCGCAACAAGTAATACTAAAGTTTTCATCATTAAACTTACGAATAACAGTAGGAGTATTAGCCTCAATAAAATAGATATTCATAGCATCGACATTATATTCAATAATATCATTTTCATACTTGAGTAATACAGTTCTTGGAGAAATAGAATATCTTAATTCATTAAATGCTTTACTAGCAATACTTGTATCTTTAAATGATATTACAAATTTACTATCAATACTATTAATAATATTATAACCGCTTGAATCTAAACCATATTTTTCATTAGGTTTAAGATATTCCTTAACAGCACGAAATGCTCGTCTATAATATCTGAACCAATAAGTTCTTTCAGCTAAATCAGAAGTTTTACTTTCTAACTTTTCTGTAAGTGCATTATTTGTTTCACGATATTTATTTAGTTCATATTCAATATCAGAAACATTAGCAGCACAAGCCTGAAAATTAGCAATATCAGCTTGGAGCTTAATAATATCAGATTTAAGTTGTTCAATCTCTTCGTTCTTCTCACTAATAACTCTAGCACGAAGATTTAATTCGCTAGACAGTTTACTAATTTGAGTAGACTTATTAGCAACATCGGCTTCTAATTCAGAAATAGTTTTCTCTAATTCAGAGATTCTATTAGATTCAGCAATACTATAATTATTACCAATATCAAAAATCTCACAAATAGAAGTAAGACATTGATAATCTAAATCGATAATAAAACCACTAGATTCAACAATAGTAACTCCATTAAGATGAGATACAAAAGTTAGATGATTTTTATCATTTACAACAGCTTTCATAAATACATGTATTAATTATTAAGAATTTAATTTTAAAAGTAATGAATCTATATCATAATAATATAGTACAATATAGTAAACGAATAAAGCTAATAACTATTATATAAGTTATTATAGTTTGAACTAAAGAACGGACGATAAAAACCTTCTT